CCAATTATGGTTAAAACGATACAGGAACTAGAAGCAAGACTTAAAACATTAGAGGACGCATAGGAGACTGAATGTTCACAATAGACAAAAAGGAATACGATGAAACAAAACTGGATGCCAAGGGAAAAATCGCCCTTAACAACGTCACTGTTTTGCTCAACGAGAAGAACGACCTGATGCACAGGTTGGAAAAGAACAGGATACTTTCTGAGCACTATTCGGAAGTGTTAAAAAAGAATCTACCAAACGGGGAGGATAAAAAATAATGGCAAGCGAGATTAAGGTTGATACCATATCGGAAAAAACATCAGCGGGCGGTGTTACCATTGACGGTCTTTTAATCAAGGATGGTGGCATCAGTGGTGACGTTTCCTTGATTGGAACTACGCCAACTTTCACCATCGGTGACGCAGGAGCGGAAGACGCTACATTGCTGTTTGATGGCAACGCACAGGACTTTCATATTGGATTAGATGACACTGCTGATGACTTAGTTATCGGTGTTGGCTCTACTTTGGGAACGACAACGGCACTGGCAATAGATGAAAATGCTAATACAACATTCAGCGGTACGGTAACGGTTGGTGTAGATGATACAGGAAAAGACGTAAAATTCTTCGGTGCGACAGCCAGTGCTTATATGCTTTGGGATGAAAGTGCTGACGATTTAATACTGGCGGGTGCAGCAGGTTTATCAGTTGCAGGAGCAACAGCAACTGCCGCTCTAACAGCTAGTGGCATTGTAAAAACAGATGACACAACCGAGGCAACTTCCACAACTGATGGTTCACTTCAAACTGATGGCGGACTGTCTGTAGCTAAAGATGCTGTATTTGGTGATGACATTAAACTTTTAAGTGATAGTTCTGTAATTCATTTTGGTGCAGACAGTGATATAACTCTTACTCATCAACATAATGCTGGTCTTCTTATATCAAATTCAACTAATAGTGATACACTTGAACTTAAATCAACTGATGCTGATGCTAATGTTGGGCCGGTATTAAGACTAACAAGAGACTCTTCTAGTCCGGCAGATGGTGATGTTATTGGTACAATTCATTTTCAAGGTGATGATGATGGTGGAGCCATAGCGAATATGTTTAGTCTGGTAGCAACAATGACAGATGTTTCTGCCGGAGCAGAAGATTTTACAATGCAACTTCAAGGTATGCAGAACGGCAGTTCTTTTAATTTTATAACAATTGGTGGTGGTGCAACTGTAATTAATGAGGATTCAAACGATTTAGACTTTAGAATAGAATCAACGGATGCGGCTAAAGCATTTACCATTGACGGTACTAAAGCTCATATGCATATGACGGGAACTTCAGCAGGTTCAGCTACAAAAATAAGTGATTATTCTAGTGGTATAGGTTCTATACAACTGGGTATTGGCTGCAATATTCATTCTTATGACTACAGTGTTCTTGATGGGCCGTATATTTTTCAGAATGCGTGGTTAAGTGCCGGAACTGCTAAATATGTAGGTACAGGAGCGGCAGGAAGACAGGGATTTTACGGAGGAATATGGAGATTTTGGAACGCTGCTTCTGGGTCTGAGGATGATGACATATCATGGGATGAAAGATTTAGAATTGCCCTTAACGGTGACTTAACGGCAACGGATACAAGCATTGGTTCAAACTCTGATTCAAGACTAAAGGAAAATATTGAAAATTATACTTATGATATTTCTAAGTTTAAACAATTTCAACCAAGGACATTTGACTGGAAAAATCCATCACAGCATAATGGTGCAAGTGGCAACAGAGGATTTGTCGCACAGGAAGTACAAGCCATTGATGATTATTGGATAGGGGAAATAGAATTAGAAAAAGGTACTTTAGATTATGATTTAATTCCGGAAGATGAAAGTGGTGAACATAAATCTTTAACATCTAAATTCGGTAAAAAAGATGCTATGTATATATCAGTTATACAACAATTAATAGCAAGAATAGAGGCATTGGAGGCATAATGGCTGAAATCAGGATTAACGCAACCGGGGGAGTCAAGCTCTATGACGCTGACGACTCGCATTACGCACAGATAATAGCGGGAACCATTACATCGAATGTGGATGCGTTGACTTTGGGTCATGCGTCCGCAGACTTTAACATTCCCGTAAAGGTTCTTGGAACGACACCCACGCTCACCATTGGTGACGCGGGCGCGGAGGATACCAAGATAGTCTTTGACGGAAACGCACAGGATTTTTACATAGCGTTGGATGACAGTGCCGATGACTTGCTTATTGGATTGGGAAGTACTGTAGGTACGACACCTGCAATTGCTATAGATGAGAATCTAAAAGTAAACATCCCAGTCACGACAGCTTCCACAAGTACTTCCACGGGAAGTTTAACAACGGGTGGTGGAGCAGGAATTGGAGCAGACTTATATGTCGGTGATGATGCTTATCTGATAACTGACTCGGCTGTACTGGGTTTCGGAGCGGACAAGGACACAACATTAACTCACACGGATGGAACGGGGTTAACTTTAAACAGTACAAATAAACTTTGCTTCAACGATGCTACTCAATTCATACAAGGTGCTAGTGGTACAGTATTGGATATTGCGGCAACAGATGAGATTGAACTAACAGCTACATTAATTGAAGCAGTTGGAAGATTAGAAGTTACTAATGGTGCAATATTTAATGAGGCATCAGCAGATGTAGACTTCAGGGTTGAATCAAATGATAACACACATATGTTATTTGTTGATGGTGGCAACAATAGAGTTGGAGTTGGCACGACACCAGATTTAGGTGTAGGGCTACACGTTCGCTCGGCAGATTCTGGAGCAAGTGTTGAAGCGGATGCGGATGAACTAGTTGTTGAAGGAAGCGGTAATGTAGGAATGTCATTTTTAGCCGGTTCTAGTAGTACAGCTAATATATTTTTTGGTGATTCGGATGACGCTGATACTGGTCGGATTTTTTATAACAATTCAGGTGATTCTATGAATTTTAATGTCAATGCTCTTAATTTTATGAAGGCATCGCATGGTTTGGTTTGTTTTAATGAAGATAGTGCTGACAGAGATTTTAGAATAGAATCAAATAGTGATGCTAATGCTTTTGTTGTTGATGCAGGTTCGGACTTTATTCGTTTTTTTGGTTCTACCCCCAATTTAGAATCAAATGCTTCCGATGATTATGGTGTATATTCTGATAATACTGGTGAAACAGTTTTTAGCATGAATGGACTTAGTTGTAAATTTAATAGGCAAAACAGTGATGGTGCTGTAGTATCATTTTACCAAGAAGCAAGTAGCGAAGGAACAATATCGGTAAGTGGCACTACAATTGCCTATAATACGTTTTGTGGCTCTCACTGGTCACGATTGGCGGACAATTCAAAACCCACAATACTTCGTGGAACCGTGATGGAATCCATTGCGACAATGATGGACTGGTATCAAGTTGAATATGACACAGATACATCATCATTCAAAAAATCTATATCTTTGCCAGATGGTAAAAGTGTGGGTGATGACCATACTATTACAGTAGATGGGATTGAACGCACAGGTAAAATAATTAAAGAGGGTAATGAACAACTACCTAAATGTAAAATATCAGATGCGGAAGATAGCAAGGCTGTCTATGGTGTCTTTATGGCATGGGATGATAATGATGATGGATTAGACGGAGATGTAAATGATATGTATGTTGCCTCTCTTGGTGCGTTTGTTGTTAGGATTAACAGTAGTGAGACAGTTGCCATTGGCGACTACTTACAAAGTAACGGTGACGGAACGGCAAAGGTTCAGGCGGATGACATTTTACGGGCAAGTACGATTGCAAAGGTAACGTCAACGGAAAAAACACACATACACGCAGACGGTTCATACTGTGTACCGTGTACACTGCATTGTGGTTAGATGCTGCTAGGACACACAACATTCGCCGAACAGGCCTTTCAGGACGCAAGGCTGGACGCGGTGCACAACATAGAGTTCGCGGAAACGGGATTCGGCATGACCTTCTCCCTCGGCACGGAAGTGGCGACAGGCGGAGCGAACGTGTCACCGGACACGAATGTTGCGACATTCAGCATTGGTGACGAGACGGCATTCGGTGAGGCGTTCCAGAACCTGATTACGTTCAGCGTGGGAGAACCTGACTTCTTTGTCTGGAATGAAACGGATGACAGTCAAACAGTGACGTGGAAAGATGTAGAACCAGGATCAAGTGATTAGGAGACAACATGGCAGATGATGCAACGATAAGCTTAACGGCAACAATATTGCCGGATGAGATCTCCAAGACAATTAGTGGATCCATGACGGTAACGCCGGATGATACTAATGACAAGTGGTATTACAAGCTGACAGCGGTAACGACTACGAGTGCTAATTTGATTGCAGGTCGCTTTATTGATTATACTGCCGTTGATCAGGATACGGACATGACAGCGGTAAGCACAAGTGACAAGGTGAAATTTCTGTTCATTAAGAACACAAGCACGGCGGACGGTATTGCCATTTGCCTGGACGGCGGAACAGCAGCGTATAATTTAGCGGATGGAATCTTTATTGGACCGTCTCAGTCATGGTTTGGAAGACTTCCGAACGTGACAGTGGATAATATTCATGCTATATCTTCGGATATTGGTGACGCAGGTGATGCAACAGCAAATGTGATTGTGGCAGCTTTAATAGACGATGTGGCATAGGAGGATAAATGGCTTCAACATATTCAAGTATTCTTAACCTGGAACTTCAGGCAACTGGAGAGAACTCTGGAACATGGGGTACAAAAACAAACAATAATATTCAAAAGCTGGAATCAGCTATCAAGGGATATGTATCTGTAGCCGTTGCAAGTACTTCCGATTCTTTAACCGCATCCGATGGTTCAACAACGGATGAGCAAAGCAACGCAATAATCAAGCTGACAGGTTCACTCACTGGCAATACAACCATGCAGTGTGAAGCTGTGGAATCATGGTACATTGTAGATAACGCGACAAGCATGGGAACCTATACATTAGGGTTCAAGCCTGCTGGTGGAACAGCGGCAAGTTTGGTGTCAAGTTCTAAACATTTACTTTATTCTGACGGATCAACGATGTTTGATGTCCTAGCTGACTGTGGAAACATAGCGGCAAACGGAACACTGACAGTTACAGGCAATGTCGAATTTGACGGTGGAACTTTTATTTTTAATCAGTCATCAGCGGATGTAGATTTCAGGATTGAAGGAAACGGCGATGCCAACTTGTTCTTCACTGACGCAGGCAATGACCGTGTTGGAATTAAAACAGGATCGCCTTCAACGGAACTTCACGTAGTAGGTGGTATCAAGGCAACGGGTGATATTGATTTTGATGGTGGTGCTTTCACATGGAATGATACAGGTGCATCATTGGATTTCAGGTGCGAGACAAATACCTTAGCAAACGCTTTCTTTATAGATGGATCAGCGGACAAGATTGGCTTTGGAACTAACTCACCTGCGGATGCAAGTGTGGAGATTAACCAGGCCAATAGTTCAGCGGGAACAGCATGCTTATCATTGGATCAGGATGACACTGATCAGGAGTTTATCAAGTTTGATGGAACAAGTGCCTCGGATCAAGGATCAAGCATAACGACAGACACAAGCGTGGGATCATTGACAGGACACATTCGTGTCAATGTTAATGGAACTGATTATTGGATGCCATTCTACGCGACTAACTAGGAGCATACATGCCATTAACAAAATTGCAAGTAGCACCTGGTATTGACAAGCAAAATACCGAATATGGTGCGGAAGGACGATGGGTGGATTCTGATAATGTTCGCTTCCGTTACGGACAGCCGGAAAAGATTGGTGGTTGGGCAAAAGTTTCAAGCGATGCGCTCCTTGGCGCAACACGCGCTATCCTTACATGGTCCAGCAATGCCGGGGTTAATTACGCAATGTACGGAACTAATAAAAAATTGTATGCGTATTCTGAGGGCAGTTATGGTGATGTAACACCGACACGTGGAACAGGAAGCATAACAGAATTCGGAACGTCAAATACATCAAAAACAGTTACGGTAACGGACGCATCGCATGGATGTTTGATTGGTGATCATGTCACCATCTCAAGTGTCAGCGCCGATGTTGGTGGAATCACGCAGGCCAATCTTCAGAATGAATTTGAAATATTAACGGCGGTTGATGACAATACTTACACAATTGAATCACCGGCTGCGGCAACGTCCACGGCAACAGGCGCAACGGCAACGGCTACCTATGAAATTAACTCAGGACCGGCGACATCAATCTATGGATACGGATGGGGTGCGAGTGTCTGGGATTCAACGGGTGATTCCGACAAGGGAACATTTAACGTTACCCGTGAAGGACTGACAGGTGCGCAAGCTGTTAAATTAACAGCTGAAAATTGGGCACTTGATAACTGGGGCGAGGATGTTCTGGCACAGAAATTTGACGGTGGACTGTATTACTGGGACACGTCTTCTGGTTTATCTAGTAATGTGGCGGAAACAACAAGTGTATCCGCAGCACCAACCAAGTCTAGATTCATGCTGGTATCCGGCGATGACCGTCATGTTATTTGTTTTGGAACGGAGACAACAATTGGAACAACAACGACACAGGACAACATGTTTATACGCTGGTCTGACCAGGAAGAAGTAAATACATGGACACCAACCGCTACCAATACGGCCGGATCACAAAGGCTTACTGCCGGCAACAAGATTAATTCTGCTGTTCGATCCAGGGGCGCAATCCTTGTTTGGACTGATACAGCGTTATACCAGATGCAGTTCATTGGTCCTCCTTTTACTTTTGGATTCAAGCAGTTGGGTGACAATTGCGGCGCAGTGGGCATTGATGCCTCCATTGATATCAGTGGTATAACTTACTGGATGGGCAATGATTCATTCTTTACTTTTGACGGTGCGGTTAAAAAAATACCGTGCACAGTGCAGGATTATGTGTTTGACGACATTAACAAGAATGCATTTAATGAAGTTTTTTGCGCGTCAAATTCAGATTTTAATGAAGTTACATGGTTTTATCCATCAGCGGATTCACTGCAGATAGATCGGCACGTGACATTCAATTACGCTGAGAATTTATGGCATACTGGAACGCTTTCACGAAGCACATGGGCGGATCGTGGCGTTTATCCAAATCCATATGCAACGGAATTTGATTCAGATGATACAACATCAACTATTTCAACCATTTACGGCAACAAAGCGGGTAGAACATTTGTCTATGCACAGGAAAAAGGCGTGGATGATGCGGGATCAGCGATGACGGCGTACATTGAATCAGGTGACATTGACATTGGAGACGGCGATCAGTTTATGTCCATCTCCCGTTTTATTCCTGACTTCAAGAATCAGGTGGGAAACGTTGATATAACTGTGAAGTCACGACCTTACCCGGCAACAACGCAAACAACACACGGACCATACGCAATTGCAACGACAACAACAAAACAGGACACACGCATACGCGGAAGACAGCTTGCGCTTCGCGTAGCAAGTGACGCGACCAGTGACAACTGGCGCTATGGAACAATGCGCTTTGACGGAAAGCCTGACGGAATGAGGGGATAGAATGTTTTATAATCCTTTTGTCGGTAATTCACGTATGAATTTTATGCAGCCACAGAATCAATTCACCCAGCCACAACAGCAACAGTACGATTTTTCAGGATGGGGTGATAGACTAAACAAGATCGAACAGGGAATTGCCGGCTTGACGGATCAATTCAACAGTTTTCAAAATCCAGGGGACGTTGCGCCGGAGTACACGGGAAACGCCGCACCGGAACCTTTAGAACAGACTACGAACGCACCGGAGCCTTTAGGAGGAATTGAATCCTTGGTGGCGGAACCTACTCCAGCACCGACTCCAATGGCACCAACTCCAACGACACCTACAGCACCGACTCCAGCCGCACCTATGGGGGGACAAACACCTTCACCTTTTGGAGGAGGACAGCTAGGAAAACATATGGCTCCATATCAGCCAGGACAGGAGGGTTTCACCCCACTGACCGCGGAACAGTTCGCGAGCCAGCAGGACTTGTTTGGGCAACAACAGGACTACACTGATTTTTCCAACATGGCGGCAGGCATAGCGGGAATTGATACTGGTAAATATAGAGGAGGTGCTAATCCAGCATTTGGGCACGCGTATGAAGCGTGGCAGGGAGCGGATCAGTCACAGGGAATGGAGAACTGGATGCAGAATTATAATTTTGACCTTGCACCAACGATGCCGGAGTTTAACGCACAACCATTTAACGTGGGAGAAGGCAAACCACCACTTGGACAGTTCATGCAGGCGCAACAGGATTTTACGAACACCCCTGAATATCAGGCGTGGCTACAAAGGGAAGAGGGACGAGGTCCCCTTTCACAGTCCACCATACAGGCGATGGGTGGTCAAGAGTATATGGGTGGCCCTCCTGCCATTGACCCTTTTATTTCAATGGGTATTGGATCTCCTACGGCGACTCCGACCTATGAAGGTTATATGGACATGGTTAATCAACAGGCAGCAAATTATGTACCTCAATCAACAACCACTTCTCCAAACGTTGCAAGTCCTGGAGCAGGAATACAACAACAAACTGGACTAGCAGGACTTGTTAATAATAGGGGACTAGGAGCACTGCAGGGTCCAACACAACAAAAAATTCAACAGGGATACCAAGTATAATGGCAAAGATAACAGTACCACTACTACCGCACGCGACACCGGAATATGACCAGTCACAGATGGCGCAACTGATACAGACACTGGAGCAATTGATTTTTGCCCTCAACAACACATACACTTCCGAACCTCTGCGAAATGAGGACGAAGCGGTATCATGGTTTTTAGGATAAATGGCTAACGTATATACAAATTACAAGACTGTTCTCACGACAAGTGAGCTGACGACCCTCTATACCGTGGGATCGGAGACGACTGCGATCATCAAGTCACTGCGCGTGACAAACATAGACGAGGAAACTGACTGCAAGATTCGGGCTTTTATCGTTGACACCGACAGCGTGAGCTATACACTGGAGGCGAACAGAAACATACAAAAAGGCACATCGGAAGAGCTGTTCAACAGCTATTCCTTTTCAACATCCCCCGTAGTGCTGAAGGAATCGGAGGTTCTGAAGGTGCACGCGGAGAATGGCGGTGACCTGCACGTGATCCTCAGCGTACTGGAGATAAGTTAATGATTGCAATAAGGAGAAAAAATGGCTATAAATGATGACATTACCGTGTTAGCTGGAAAAACAACAACTCCGGCACCGGACGTGGAAACAGCTTCCACAGTCAAGCACGCCAAAACGGGGAAGGTTTACGCCAGTGAAGAAGAGGCGGAAGCCGATGTCAATGACCCTGCAACAGAAACAAAAGAGGAAGACATAAAACGTGATGTGGCAATTAGCGTGAATAAATTACCGGATATATTAGGAGGAACATCATAATGTTACCTGCATTAGGAATAGGTGCCTTAATTGGTGCGTTAGGAGCGAAACAACGCGGCGGTAACATGCTTACAGGCGCACTTACTGGTGCCGCTCTTGGCGGTATTGGTGGAATGCTGGGTGGAAAATTTGGAGCAGGAGCAGCGGGATCAACAAAAGGCGGTTTATTTGGTTTTGGAGCTGGATGGAAAGGAGCATTAGCCCCAGCAGCTATGATTGGAATGGGAACGGAAATGTTCGGTCAGCAGGAAGCGAACCTAATGGCAATGGAAGGTAGAAGAAGATTATTCAAGGAAGAGGAAGAAGAAAGACTTAGAAGATTAAGCGAGATCGCTGGCTATAATGTAGCGGATTCTGAAAACTTTTTAACACCACAGTCTTATTTTTCGGCTGATGGCGGAATAGTCAATACACGACAAGCATATTACAATGGTGGATCAGCTACACTGGATTACACAGACCCGGACCTTTACACGGCAACTGGCGAAGGTGGAGGACCAGGATCAAATCCTATTATGCAACTCCCTTTGGGTCCTGAGGGATCCTTTACGGATGAATTTGAAGAATTGGATATGGGATCATTGAGTCCTGAAATTCAAAAACTTTATCAGGCATTTTTGGTAGCGAACCAGGCAACAGAGGAAGAGGTTCCCGTGGAAATGTTCATGCAGCTGATGCAGCAACAAACTGGAAGATCAATAGGCCCAGCAGGAGCTTCTACTGTCAGTGAAGATGGAACTAGGATGATGGAAATGGCGGCACGTGGCGGACGTGTTCATGCAAAACGCGGAATATATCTGGGACCGGATGATGAACTTGAAGATGACGAGAGATACGACGAGGAATTGCTGGACATTTTAGGAGAGGAAGGAGCGATGTTCCACGGAGATTATGACGTGGCGGATGAATGGAAAAAAGGTGGACACATTAATCGTCCTGGATACGCACCGGGTGGCATAGCCGATCTGGACATGCGCGGCGGTGGAGCGTCCTTTGGACCAGGCACCGGGACATCTGATGATGTACCCGCAATGCTGAGCGACGGAGAGTTTGTAATGACAGCGAATGCTGTAAGGAATTTAGGCGGAGGAGACCGCATGGTAGGAGCAAAAAGAATGTACAACATGATGAATTCTCTTGATCCTGCTTCACAATCACCTGGAGAGATGAATGTTGCTGGCTACGGATGATAGATTGGAGATTTCTCACTGTCGATGACATTGAGTGGGTTACAAAAGTTGGCAGGCGGATGTTTGCCGATTCGGAATGGAAAGAAGGAGAGTACGACGCGAAGAAGATAAAAAAGTATCTTCATCATGTCGCGAGTCATCCCCTCTATATGTGCGGACTTATAGGGTTAAAGGATGATGAAAAGGCTGGCTTTCTCATAGGTCAGATTGGCGAGTACCGCTTTATGAATAAGCTTCTTGCTCGTGAAAATGAACTATGTATATTGCCGGAATACCGTGGGAGCATGGTTGCAATCACGTTAATGAAAAAATTTATGGAATGGGCTAAGACTATGAAGGCAGACGAAGTTTTATTTGAACCGTCAACGAACGGTGACATAAATAAGTTTGACGCCATGGCTAAGCGATTAGGCATGGAAGTTACTAGCAAAACGTACAGGAAAAAATTATGAGTTTACCAGGATTTGGAGATCCAGGCGTAGGAACACCTCCTACAACGGCACAACAGTCATACCAATATGAAGCACCTGAAATTCAGGCGCGTAAACTTGGGCTGATGGACATTGCCGGAAGGCTGGCGCAAGGGGAAACGGGTACTTACGCAGGAATGCAGCTTCCAACACAGCAAATTGCAGCGTTTGATCCACAGCAACAGCAAGCATTTAATTTAGCGTCACAGGGCGTTGGTTCCTACCAGCCTTACATGCAACAAGCAGGTGCTTACGCGGCTAAAGCGGCGGATCCAACAGCGTATCAGGATTTCCTGAACCCCTACCAATCATACGTGACGCAAGGAATTGAAGATCAATTCGCTAAAATGCAAAACCAGGCAGCGGCGCAAGCGGCACAGACTGGAGCTTTTGGCACGGAGCGTGAAGGAATACAAAGAGCAGAACTGGGAACACAACAGGCACAGGCTGTAGGACAGTCACTGGCGCAAGGCTATGGTCAGGCGCAGCAAGCGGCACAGAATGTTTACGGTCAGGCTGCTGAAAGACAGGCAGCGTTGGGTGCGCAGCAACAAGGACTCGCCGGACAGGACATTAATACACTAATGCAGACTGGTGGAAGACAGCAACAATTGGCGCAACAGGCGTTTGACGCTGACTACAGACAAAAATTACAACAAATGTACGAACCATATCAACGATTAGGATTTGTATCGGATATCTATCAAGGTATGCCTACAAGTGCTTCATCACTGACAATGGCGACTACACCACAAGCCAATCCAATGTCACAGGCAATTGGAATGGGGATAACAGGACTGGCGGCATATCAAGGTTTTCAAGATAACTAGGGGGCTAGATGAGCGATACACTTAATAGGCCTATGTTCAAGCGTGGGCCGGATGGGCAAATGAGGCAAGCCAAATGGATTGGCGGTATCATGCGTGCTCTTCCTTATGCCTACAGAGGTGCTAAATTCTTAGCGCCAAAAGTCACAAATATTCCTCATAATGTAAAAAGAATGATGGGAAGAGGGTATGGTGTACAACCACCTTTTGTTGGACCAAAAGGACCAATGAATCAGGTTCCATTTGTTAAAGGAAAGCCACCATCATCAACTTTTGATTGGAGACTAAACTCATGGTCAGACAAATTTAATAGTCTTAAAAATAAACACGGTTTAAGCACGGCTGAGGCTTTTGGATATAAAGGTGTAAAGGGACTTCCACAAGAAGTTCTCGATCATGTAAAAATTATGCCCAAGATGCCGTGGAAAAGATCCATTACCGAACAAGGTGCATACGGATTAACAGCGTCAATGATGAATAACTGGACGAATCATCCAGATGATCCACAATCAAATATTGCAGCGGAAGAAGGTGGTGTTTCAGAAGACAAACCATCTACAGGACAAACTGGGGGACCAACTGCTAGTGGAGTAATACCTAAAGTAGAAGGACCAAAGGTACCAGGAACGGATTTACCTGATGAAAGTGTTGAAGGTGGACAAGGTGATGAATATGACGGACCAACTACAGGAACAACAATAGGTGCTGCTGGTGGACCAATACCAGATTTAATTTCAGAAGCTGTTGCAGCGGATGACACTATTTCTCCAAAATCAATTGAAGATTATAAAAAAGAGTTACGAGGAGTAATTGGCAAAGAGGATTCCAACATGGGATCTTTAATGCTTATGCAGCTAGGATTGGGAATGATGGCAGGAAAATCCTATCAACCAGGATTTGCCGGCTTTTCAGAAATACTGGGCAAGACTGGACAGGAAGTTCTTCCTATGTGGATGTCACACATGCAGAACAAGCGCAAGGAAGACAAGGAAATTGCACTCGCAGCTTATGATATGCTTCGTGAAGATCGCGCATCCGCAAGACAGCGTAAGGAAGATCTTGAAGACTGGGTATGGAAAGAAGATCAGAAAATGAATATGTGGGTAGCTAAAGAAGAATATAAACAACCGTTTGCCGGTGATGAATCCATGATTCAGGTTAATAATCCACAGTACACTCCAAGTGGAGAAAGAATTGATAACTGGACTAATTTAAAACAAACATTTAGTAAATCACCTGAAGCATTATACATTATGCAAAACTCGGATCCAGAAATGATTCGTATTACTCCTTTAAACATGACTGAGGCTGGTATGAAAGCTGCAGGACTTGGTGATCAAAATTTAACTAAAGCGCAACGTGGTGAAAACGTTATGCTTGCCAATGTATATGAAAGAAACATAGGACAGATTCTAAACTTCCTAATGGATCCTGAGATAGGATTGCATTCCGGTAACTTTAAAACAGGCTCAACTGGAGCAGTTCTTAAAACATTAAGATTCTTGGACAGAGAAGTAAACCACGCTTGGGATACCATATTTGGTACCAATACGGTTTCATCAAACACCGGTAAATATTTGTGGGGAACATTAAAAGAAGTAGAAACTGACATGATGCAGAGTCTTGTTGAATCACAGGGTCTTATTTCAGGTGCCGGTAACAAAGAAAACGAAGCGCATGGTGGATCAAAAGATATTATGCACGGCACTTATGATGATGGACAGGGTAATCAAATAACAGGTGATTTTGCTACAGAAGCATATGTAAGAAACTTAACCAATAACCAATTCTATGATGTCAACGAACAATTAGTTAACATGATGGGTTTCCTGGAAGCTCGTTTGAAACAGCCAACTGGTCGTCTGCTTGCCGATACAATTAAAACATCAATTGAAAACTTAAAAGCGCAAGGATTCATGAAAGGTGATCCAGTTCAGACTGCAAATAGAATGCACTTCTTTGTTAAACGTCTGTACGAAGCGTACGCAACACACGCAATTAAAGGTGGCTCTACTCCTAAAACAAGATTCGAAGGTGGTAGAGGGTTGATAGATTTAAGCATAGAAAATTACAATAAGTCCTATACTGGCTTTACTGGCAATCAAGCATTGGACCAAGGTATTAGTCTTGGTTGGATGAATTCATTACCGGCAGAAAATTCACAAATGCAAGTAGGCAACGCACCAGGAAACATTTATGAAGGAAAAAATGAAGTTCCTATGCACGCACCAGCGGACTTTAGTGAATTAATGAAATACGCAAGTGGGAATTGGTAATGGCAGACCGAATTAAATTAAATCCTATTTCATCTGATCAAATCTCCACTCTTCTTATGGGAGAAGCCGGAAAGGAAAAGATCATTGGCGCAAAGGATACAGAGTATACAGATTTTAGAGGCACTACTCCGATAACGGACTCGGAAGCAAGAATAGACCGCATAAGGGAAAGAAGTGGTAAAGCGAAGGATGCTATCATCGGTGGATTTTGGGACGCGGTTAAAGGTGGTGCGGAAACAGTTTATGATATCTATCAATACGGACCACGCGGTGTTCCTCAACACATAAAAGAGGAAAGGGCACGTGAAGCAAAAATAGCGCTGGATAAAGTTAAAGAAGATGAACAATTACAAATTCAATATGAAAAAGCATTGGCAAACAGGCGTGATATTAAAACTGTACGTTCAGAAGTAGCACAAATTATTGCTGCGGCACAAAAAACAGAGAATGCCAGCCCTGGAAAAATAAATCAAAATGATTTGGAAGCACGCATCCTAGCGTATGTTAGATCACAAGGATACACGGCAAATGAAATTCAAGGTGGTGATGATGTGGATGTGGATCTGTTACCGGATCCATACGGATTAACCACTAGTTCACCAAATCCTTTTCCTGAAGCTGAAAACATAATGAAATTTGGTGGCGCCGTTGGAGGTAATATACTTGGATATAAAATGTCAAAGAACTGGGCGATTGCGCAGCCAAGAGCATTGGGCACAGCTGCAACAGCTTTTGGCAAGGGTGTACAAGGTGGTTTTAAATTTTGGAAAGGTGGACCTTACTGGGGAAGAATGGCAGGTGCATTGGCAGGTGGTCTTGTTGGTGTATTAACAGCGGATTATGGATATGAAACAGCTCTTGATGTTTCAAACGCAGCAGGTGTGTTTGGCAAAAAGGGAATTAACAGGCCAGGCATTCCAGAACGTGCAAGAAGTTTAATGGATACAGCGGAAACAGAAATTAAATTAACTGCGGCAACTTCATTTATTGCGCCAGCAATTAATAGTGTACGCAATGTAACTAGAACTTATTTGGCAGGTGCTGGTCCGGAACAACTAAAAATTGCAGAAAAAGGAATGAGACTTTCAGAAAAATTTATTCCTGAGGGACAGTATGGTGGCAAAAGAGGTTGGATTAAAAAAACTGGTGAACCGGAACCAATTGTAGGCATTACGGATGTTAGTGCATACCGTTCAGTTCAAGGTATACCAAATGTTCTTTTAAGATTTCCGTTGATTGGTGGTGGAGGATCAAAAAATCTAGCGCAGCGTGCGGAAAAATTAAATGTCATTCTTGATGACATGACCAATAGAATTGCTCCATCAATAGGATACAACAGATTATCAGAAGCCGTTACCGCTAGCTCAAATTTAACTGCTAAAAAATTAACAAATGAATTAACAACATTAAGAAAAGAATGGTTTGACCATGCAACAGCACGTGGTGCCGTTGTTAAAATGGCAGGTAAAATTGGTGATGATTCACCTCATTCAATTATTACAGATTTTAAAGCGCACATGGCGCAAACAGCGGGGAAAGGCATTGATGGAACTCCTCTTCCAACAGTGACTAAAAACAAACTTAATCAATTTTTTGATAATATATTACAAGAACCGGGTTCCATTACATTAGCAAGAGCTGATGCAATGCTAGATGAACTTGGACAAATAATGAAAATGGGTGGAATGAAAAATAACCCAACAGCAATTAACTTTGCAGAACAATTTTCACAGGCCGTACAAAATGCGGCAAGGAAAGTAGACCTTGGTGAAGCAGGTCAAGCGGCCTTAAAACGTTATGATGATCTTTGGACTCATGGGCAAATGCTTATGAAAGGCCCAGTTGCAAAACAACTTTTTGGTTCTGATGCAAAAAATATGCTTTACGGATTTCAACACAAATTGGCAAATCAAGGTACTAAATACGCGGACGATTTACTTCATACCGCTAAGCTTATGGAATCACCACAAGCAATGCAACATTTGTATGAATTTGTTGGTCCTAATATCTTTAGGGGAATGATGAGACGTCATATTACTAATGCTTATGATAGTGCACTTACAACATGGCCTGGAAAATCATTCTTAGATTTAAACGCTCCTTTAGGAGCGACAGTGAAAACTGGAGAAGGAGTAGCGGCAGCTAAAAGAATTGATCCTAAAAAATTCATAGAAAATTTAGGACTCGATGCTAAAGGTGGTAGATTATACGGAACAATAGAAGAAGGACTTAAAATATCTCAAAAAAAAGGTGATCTTTCACCCTGGATGAAACATTTACCGGATGAATTAGTAGATGCTGGAGCCGATAGAAAAACTATACAAGCTTTGGGAACTGGCATGAATACTACCAAGTTTAAAGAAGTTGCACCAGGTTTTGTAACAGCTAAAGATTTAACGGACTTTGCTGTAGTATTAGAATCAGCATTTCGTGGTGGTGTTCCTGATATTAGTACGTTCATAGCAAGAAGAGCGCAAATTTCTGGATTAAAAGGAGCAATAAGGTCTTTCTTACCAGCTACTGGTGGAGGTGCCGCAGCAGGCACAGCAATTCCTGCAGTCAGCATGGTGCATGCAGTTATGTTTTCTCTACTTGCAAGACAGAGTGGTAAAATATTAACCAATCCCATTAATCTAAAAGCGGCAAATCAAATTTTAAAGGCAACTGATGAGGACATTGCACGTATATGGAATCCATTTAGTTATCATCAATATGGTTCCGCTCCAAAAGCACTAGCTGTTAAAAATGCACTTCAAACTATTGGTGCAAATTTCAATGGTGATTTGGAAGACCTTGATAAAACAATTTCCGATTCATTAAACCAGCAATCAAGACGTGAACAATTAAATAAAGTTATGCCTAAAACAGGTAAAGATGAAATGACACAAAAAATTAACATCTTTGAAAAAATGAAACAAGCGGCGCAAGCCAAACAAGGAATCCGTGAGGAGTCGCTCACTCCTGCGGTAACTGGTGGTGCTGATGTAGGGTCAGCTTCACCAATTTCTAGCCCAACGTCTGTAGGTGCTACCGCCAATTATGGTGGTGGCACTACAGGCTCATCCATTGCTGCTAATACAACAATGAATCCTAATGCAGCGGCTAGTTTATATACCGGTAATACAGATGCAGCATTGGCAAATCAATTTGGTGTACCCAGTGGACCAACAGCACAAATGCCTAGAGTGGCGAGTGGAGGCATCATTTCGTTGGTGAGTTAACATGGAAGAGGAAAAAATGACGCAGAACCGTGAAGAAATCATTAAGATCAACGGTGAATTAAAACTGATTAACCAGAAGCTGGACAATCATATTCACCATCTTTCTGAAAAGATTGATACGATCTTCAAGATTGTGTGGACAGTCTCCTTCGGAGTTCTGGGATTAATTCTCAAGGCCATTTATACGGCAATGATGTAATGAATTATGACAAGCTTTTAGAGTCAGTTAAGAAACACGAAGGGTTTAGGGACCACGTGTATCTGGACTCACTTTCAAAACGCACCGTGGGCTACGGCCATCTTTGTGTGGAAGACCACTGGGAAGACGGAAAGAAATATGATAAGGAATATCTAGAAGACATTCTAGAAAAAGATTTACAATCAGCAGTTGATCAGGCGCATGACATGTGCCAGGGAATGGAAATTTCAGACGATGCAAAATCCATAATTTGTGAAATGATTTTTCAGCTTGGCGGAAATGGTGTTTCCAAGTTCAAGAATATGTGGAAAGCCCTCAAGGAGAATCCACCTAACTATGAGGAAGCGTCAGTACAGATGCTTGACTCACGCTGGGCGAAACAGACCCCAAATAGAGCCAAGGAAATGGCTGGTCATATGGAGAAATGTGTGGTATAATACCACGTGCAAATAATTAAGAAATATAATTACGCAGAACTTAAACGTCAGGACGGTGCCAGCAGATTGTACCTTACACCTGATGGTGAGTCATTGCCGTCAGTTACAACCATACTTGGTAAAACCAAGGATAAAACGTTTTTAAAAAAGTGGCGTCAAAAAGTTGGCGAGAAAAAAGCAGAGGAAATCATCAAGAATTCCTCCCAGATTGGAACCGCGCTCCACCTATATATAGAACGTTTTGTGAACGGAGAACAGTACAAGGATCTTACCAAAATAGGCATACAGGCCGAAAAAATGGCGCAAAAGATCATTGACGAGGCTTTCAAGGACCTAACGGAAATATGGGGATCCGAGGTTCACCTGTATTACCCCGGAAAATATGCGGGGACCACGGACATGATTGGCGTCTACAAGGGACGTCCCACCATCATTGATTTTAAGCAGACTAACCGGCCAAAGAAGCGTGAATGGATACAGGACTACCTCATGCAGCTTGCGGCTTACGCCCAGGCCCATAACAAGATATTTAATACTGAAATAGATCAGGGTGTCATTCTTATGTGCTCCCGTGATTTTACATTTCAGCGATTTGAGCTTCTGGGTGAAAATTTCACCCGTGCAACGGATTCGTTCATGAAGAAGCTTGACTTATACAACGAAACTATTATATAATACACATAGGATGCCATAATGGGTCCTACAATCTTGCTTTAATAGGAGGTTTATATGAACGAGCTAGATATATTACGTAACCATTTTCTTGGTTTTCACAATGACTTTTTTGACAGTTTCAGGAGAGTCTCCACTTATCCACCATACAACATACGAGGTAATTCAGAAAAAGGCTTTATTGAGATGGCCGTAGCTGGGTTCGCTGAGAAGGATTTGAAAGTTGAAGTTAAGGACAATTCCCTTACAATTACGAGTTGCGCGGAAAAACCTTATTCCGCCACAGAATTAGGAGTAAATAGTCCAAGACATTTAATTCACCGTGGAATTTCTGAAAGAAGTTTCATCAAAAAATTCCAATTGCATAAGTATGTGGTTGTGGATGGGGCTGAATTGAAAGACGGAATGTTGACTGTGAATTATCACATGGATATTCCAGAAGCTGAAAAACCAAAAGAAATAAAAATTAAATCCAGGTAGAAAGTTCCTCGCCACTGATTTCTTTGGCGATGTTAACCTTGTTCCGAAGGGACTTAATGATTTTATCATCCACAGTCCCTTTGGCTACCATATCTATATATAGTACCGAATTTTTTTGTCCTATTCTATGGGCACGGTCCTCTGACTGTATTCTTTTCTCCAGATCATAATTATTTGAATAGTATATGACTGTGCTTGCAGCCGTGAGCGTGATTCCATACCCACCCGTCTGGGTGTTTCCTATGAAGAAACGTATGGAAGTTTTTCCCTGGAAAGCATTAATACATTTTTGTCTGTCTTCTGTCGCTGTCGCGCCATAATACGTGCAACAAGAACTAGGACTATACTCATCTGAAATGGCTTTTTCTATTCGTTTAATATCATGAATGTAATTGGCCCAGATAATTACTTTTCCTGTGGTCTCACCTAGGATCTGCATCAGTTCATCAAGTCTGTTATTTTTAAGATCCAGTGTTTCCCCGCCATCAGTTTTAAGATGACCACATGTTATTTGGTGCAGTCTTATTAATTGTGTCAGAACATTGACAGCCGTTAGTGACTTTCCCTTTAAGAAAGTCATGGCATTTGTTTTCATGTCCTTGTACGCCAGTTGCTGTTCGTCCGTTAATTCTACTTCCCTCTTGGTATATACCTTGTCCGGGAGGTCAAGGCATTCTTTCTTCAATATACGGTATGAGTGTGGTGATACAAGCTGTCCCAGTTGTGCCAAATTCTTGAATTTTACAATCTTCTGGTACTTGTGCGTTCCACCTGCGGCATTCGCTGTAATGACCACGGCGTACCGGGTCCTGAATGCGTAATAACTTTGTTGACCCAGTATTTCCGGATCAAGGAAATCCATTTGCGCCCACAGATCCATTGGTGATTGTGTTACTGGCGATCCAGTCATTATACGTCTGTACTTGGTCTCTTTGGCCAATGATAAAATATTCTTTGTTCTTTTTGCTTGTGGATTTTTGATAGTTGTGCTCTCATCAACAATCATCATGGCTTTACCAATTAAAAACAACCTGGCAAATTCCAGTCCTTTCTTGGTGGAAAATGCTTCCACGTTCATGACCATAATTTTTAATCTATAGTCACTCAAGTCCATTATGTTTTTTAACTGTGCCCTGTACTTGGCGCTTGTCGCTGGTTTCCATGCCAATACATTTTTTTCAATGTAATCAGGAACGTGGGTAGGAATTTCCAAATCTACCCAGTTCATATACGCACCTTTAGGGGCAACCACTAGTAAGCGGTCTATTTTGCCTCGATTATAAAGTATGCACGCGTTATCCAACGCTATCTTTGTTTTTCCCGTTCCCATTTCAGCAAAAATGGCGAATGCTTCCTTGTTCCAGCATTTTTTTAAAGCATCTTTTTGATGCTCGTATGGCTCAGTTTTAAATTTATACATTGGCATAATAAGGATCTGCGTCTAAACTTTTAAACCATTTTGGTGGTCTTTTCCATTGACCAATTTTATGTATATAATAGTCTCTATAGGCACGGACAAAATCATCTTGTTTAAATTCATCCGGCATGCACTGTGGAGGATCAGTAATATTCTTAAAAGACGAAAGGCTTGGATAAAGTTCGCGAATGGCATCAATAATTTTTTGACATGCATGAAACTTTTTATAACGCATGGTATATTCTTTAGATAATTCTTCTGCGTGACAAAGCGCCCAATAAAAATTATCACGTGTATCACCAACCCATATTGTCATGGGATGATTGGGATAAGCTGATTTATATCCTGCGTCATAACCACGTCGTCTAATGGCTGTAGATAACATTTGCGTAGTTTCAAGTACCATCTTTACTACATGCTTATCACATTGAGCTTTGGCAGCACGGGACGGATCCCTATGTAAAAAAAATATATTCATTCTTATTTCTAATGTTGACAAGCATTCTATCATAGTATATAATACGAGTCAAGAAATATAATTATGACAGTTTACGTTTTGCAAGAAATGGGAAGAAATATCAGGTCTGCGGAGAAATTCGGTGATTTAAAAATATTGCTTCCGGATAATAAACAAATAGTTTTATCCTCTGGACCATTGACTCACAAATTAAAAAAAGAGTTATCCACATTTTGTGATGATGACTACTTGCTTTTGATTGGTGATCCTGCTATAATTGCACTTGCTGGTGCGATTGCCAGCGAAATGAATAGAGGAAAGTTCAAAGTTCTAAAGTGGGACCGAGACGAAAAGAAATATTACGATTTAGAAATAGATTTGAGAGGTAAAAATGACTAGTTTGGATCCAAAAGAAATAGATTTAATTTACCAAATGTCACAAGATGCTGGCTCCACGGCCCAGGACAACATGGGTAAGATTGGTGCGGTAGCAAATGATATTGCTGATACGGACAAAGAGATCAGTGATATTGAAGATCAATTAAAAAAGAAAAAAGATTACAAAAAACATTTATCAGAAAATGTATTGCCTAACCTCTTTGCGGAAGTTGGGTTATCAGAATTAAAACTAGCCGACGGCAGACACTTAAAGGTTTCCAATTTTTATGGTGCATCTATTAAAGAAGCTAAAAAAGAAGCAGCATTCAAATGGTTTAGAGACAATGGATTTGGGGATCTAATCAAAAACCAAGTCTCTTGTAGCTTTGGAAGGGATGAAGATGAGAAAGCTAGGGGATTGATTAACACTTTGAATGAAAAGGGTTACCAATCTTCGCAACGCGAGTGGGTCGAACCCTCCACCCTTCGCGCATTTATACGTGAGCAACATGAAGCAGGCAAACCATTGCCTATGGACTTGTTAGGAGCTTTCGTAGGACAAAAAACAACGATTAAAGATTAAAGGAGAAAAGCCCCATGGCACAGACTAAAGCAGTCGCAGCTGCGACAAAACTAGATCTAGCAGTTCTTGCTAGTGACTCAAAGGATGCGAGTGGATTTGGTAATCTTGACTTGTCAAGAGATATCGCAATCCCTTACATTAATATACTACAATCAAACAGCCCTCAACTGAATCCGTCCAAAGCGGAACATGTTGCAGGCGCTCAAGTGGGACAGTTTTATAACACTGTTACACAAGAAGTCAGTGCTTCACTTAATGTGATTCCCGTGCTTTATCAATTACGATACGTTGAATGGAAACCCCGTGAGTCTGGTGGTGGATTTGTGGAAGCACATGACGCCGACAGTGGGATCCTATCCAAAACTAAACGTGACCAAATGACTTTTAAGGATGTATTGCCAAACGGCAACTACATTGCAACTACTGCTTACCATTATGTAATGGTTCAGGCAAAAGATGGTAGTTGGTCTCAAGCGGTTATCAGCATGACATCTACTCAATTAAAGAAGAGCAGACGCTGGAACAGCTTGATGCTGACACAAAAAGTTAACGGTCCATCGGGAAGTTTTACTCCACCTACCTACGCTGTCATTTATAAGCTTACAACCGTGAGTGAATCAAATGATCGTGGAAGTTGGTTTGGGTATCAGGTTGAGAAAGCAGGACAGGTTGAAGACGCTGACGTTTACAATGAAGCAAAATCATTTTCAACTGCTGCATCACGAGGAGACATAGAAGCTAAACCCACTGTTGAAGGGGAGCCGGTAAAAGAGGCACCTAAATCCGACAGTAAAGAAAGCGACGAAGACATACCGTTTTAGGTAGTTTTCTAAACTGGAGGTTTAGTGGAAGAATTCAAAAATATATTTGAAGGTCTCGACGTAGCTTATGGTCAGCACCAATCCGAAGGGAAGCGTGCTGACGGTAAGCAGGAAGGGAAATCTTACATTGTTAAAAAAATTGTCACGGATGATTTATGGCAGTCTCATTTGGATGGCGAGGGCCCTTCTTTGGGCATTATTCCTATTATGGCTGATAATACATCCAAGTGGGGTTGTATTGATATTGATACTTATCCTATTGACTATCGTAAAATAATAAACAGCATCAGAAAATTAAAATTACCACTTGTTCCCTGCAGATCCAAAAGCGGGGGGCTTCACTTATTCCTGTTTTTTAAAAACCCAGTATCCGCCAAATTAATACGAGAGAAATTGCGAGAGGTTGCCTCAGGTCTAGGATATTCTTCCGTCGAAGTATTTCCAAAACAATCCACAATACTAATAGAAAAAGGGGACTTAGGAAATTTTTTAAATCTTCCCTATTATAACGCCAAAAATACAACAAGATATGCTTACAAGGATGATGGAACCGCCGCAACATTGCGTGAGTTCGTATCCTTATATAACAAATATTCAGTGGCCGGTACCGACGAAGTTGCAATCCAGGTATCCGGTGACGTCATAAAGGACGGTCCACCATGCCTTCAGCAATTGTGCACACAAGGATTTCCAGAAGGGACACGAAATAATGGATTATTTAACATAGGAGTTTATTTAAGAAAGTTTGATCCAGACAGTTGGAAAACACTATTGGAAGACTATAACAGAAATTACATGACACCACCTCTTGCGGCGCAAGAAGTTGTCATTGTTCAAAAACAATTAGAGAAAAAAGATTACAACTACAGATGCAAAGAGCCACCCATCAATTCCTATTGCAACGCTAAAGTGTGCAGAGGTCGTAAGTATGGAATAGGAAATGGCAGTGCAGCTTTAGAGTTTAGTGCGTTAACCAAGTTACAAACGGATCCACCAGTTTGGTTTCTGGATGTAGGGGATACGCGAATGGAATTACAAACAGAGGAGCTACAGATTCAAACGAAATTTCAGAAGAAATGCATGAATTCTTTGGACACCATGCCTCCTCTGGTAAAACAGTCAGTATGGCAGGAGATAATTGAAAGGCTAATGCATAACCTTATCAAGATTCCTGTTTCTGATGATGGGTCTTTGGCCGGTCAGTTTGAAGCTCACCTCCAGGAGTTTTGTACAGACCGTGCCCAAGCCCTAAATAGAGATGAATTACTACTGCGCAAGCCGTGGACAGAGGAGGGAATTACCTGGTTCAGGTTAAAGGATCTTACGGATTACTTAACCAGAAACAAGTTTACATATTTTAATACGGGACAATTGGTTCAGGCTTTAAGAAATATTAAAGGCAAGAGTGACAAGTTTAATCTTAAAGGTAGAACAGTGAGAGTGTGGGGTGTGCCCGCATACCAGCAACAAGATTCAGCTTTTGATATAAAGGAGATTGATGATGCCCCATTCTAAAACATACTACGGTCAATTATTAGAAGAAGATATGAGTAAAGTAATGAAAGGCCAGCGCAGTGAATTTATAGCAGCGGCATGGTTGATTAGCCTAAATTATTTAGTGTACGTAAAAACACAGGATAACGATCCAATTGATCTTGTGGCCATTCACCGCAACACCGGTGACGTTTTAAAACTGGACGTGAAGACTGTTTCTATTAGAAAAAGTGGTCCTAAGAAAGGATACAGAATAAGTAGAGTGGTTAATGAATACCAAAAGAAAATAGGCGTGAAATTATTATACGTTTACAAAGATGGGAGGTGTGATTTTCATGGCAAAAACTAAAATAATACTGGGACCTCCAGGAACTGGCAAGACACACAACCTTTTGGAGCTTGTGGAAGAAGAATTGGCACGTGGAACGCCACCCGATCGTATTGCTTTTCTGGCTTTTACTAAGAAAGCAGCAACTGAGGCGCGTGAGAGAGCGATGAAAAAATTTAAATTAGAAGAACAACATCTTCCTTATTTCAGGACATTGCATTCATTCGCATTCCATCAACTTGGAATGACCAAGGCGGAAGTGATGTCAAGAGATAATTACAAGGAGTTTGCGCAGGCATTCGGGATGGATCTTGGATCCGTTACGGACGGTGTTGATTCCGGTGGAGTATTTACAACGGATAATATGTTGATAAATGAGGTTAATCTGGCAAGAATGAAATGCATGGAGCTGGAGCATCACTATAATAGTTCCAATTTGCAAGATATTTCATGGCACGCATTATTAAGGGCCCAAAGATCCCTTGAAGAATTTAAAAAGAAAAAAGAGCTACTGGATTTCACTGACATGATAGAAATGTACCTGGATTCCGGAATGATTCCCAAGCTTGACGTGGTGTTCGTGGACGAGGCGCAGGACTTATGCAGATTGCAATGGAGAATGATCGATAAGATTATCCAGAATGTAAAGCATATTTATATAAGTGGTGATGATGACCAAGCCATCTACAGATGGGCAGGGGCAGATGTCGAACACTTGATTAATATGCCAGGAGAAACCAAAGTTCTCACTCAGTCTTACAGATGTCCAAGAGTGGTACAGAATTTCTCACAGAGGATTATTGGAAGGGTAAGGAATAGAAGGCCAAAGAGCTGGAGAGGAACAAACAAGGAAGGATTTCTCCAATTTCATTCCTATCCGGAGAGTGTAGATCTAAAGAAAGAAGGAACGTGGCTGATAATGGCAAGGACACAGTATTTATTGGATGAAATTGAAAGGGACGTGAGATTGCAAGGACTGTTATACAAGAGAAATAACAAGTTACCCATATCCCAAAAGCTCATGAGTGCCGTGGATGCATGGAAGAATCTTAACGCAGGTGCATTAGCAACAAAGACAGACATAAAATCCATCTATTCTTACATGTCTTCCCAAATTGGAATTGAGAGAGGACACAAGGGATTAAAGACAGCTGAGAAGGATGAATATGAGTTGGAAGAACTTGTTATGCATCATGGTCTGTTAATGGCTGGAAGACCGTGGGATGTCGCTTTTGACAAGGTGGGAAACAGGGACAAGGAATTTTTACGTGCAATTGAATTAAGAGGACAGTTAATAACAACTGATCCCAAGATTCATTTAAGCACAATCCATGGAGCGAAAGGTGGGGAAGCGGACAATGTCATGCTTCTTACTGATCTTTCCAGGAAAGCAAACGAGGCAATGGAAAAGGATTCAGACGATGAATGCCGTGTGTTCTATGTAGGGACTACACGCGCAAGGGAAACACTACATGTGGTTCAGCCACAAAGACAGGGAGGATTTATAATATGACCAAGGAAGAAATATTAAAGAAAGCAAAAGAGATCATTTCTAATGATAGAAATGCATCACACGGAGATGCATTCAAGAACCACGCAGAGATTGCGGAATTCTGGAATATATTTCTGGATGGTAAGTTAAGACCAATGGCCAATATTACAGCCGATGACGTGGCTATTATGATGATATTGTTAAAGGTATCAAGACACACACAAGGTGGAAAATTTAACTTGGATAACTTCATTGACATGGCGGGTTATGCAGCAATAGCGGGAGAAATTGGTGACTCAGGATCTTTTTAAAACAGTAAATTCCAATTGGGTTGCACCCACGGAATTTCCTAAACTGGAAGGCAAAGTAGCAGTAGACTTGGAGACGTGTGACCCACACTTGATCAAGGAAGGTCCAGGATGGCCACGCAAGCGTGGCTACGTCATTGGCATTGCTGTCGCTAATGCCTCTTTCAAGGGGTACTATCCCATTGCCCACTCCGGTGGTGGAAACATGGATGAAAAGAAAGTTATTAAGTATGTTAAATCCGTATGTGAAGATGATTCCATTGAAAAAATATTTCACAACGCACAATATGATATTGGTTGGCTTTCTACAATAGGAATAGAAGTAAAGGGACGAGTCCATGACACCATGGTGGCTGCGGCACTCATAGATGAGAACAGGTTCTCCTATACACTTAACAGCATTGTGCATGAGTATCTAGGAGAGTTCAAGAATGAACAAAAGCTCAAGGAAGCGGCTGACGCTTTCGGGGTTGATCCCAAGAATGAGATGTATAAATTACCATCCACTTTTGTGGGTGAATACGCGGAAGCGGACGCTGATCTAACCTACAAGTTGCATGAGAAGTTGTCATGGGAGATTGTCAAGGATAATCTTACCACTATTTATGATGTCGAATGCAAATTGATTCATGTTATTTTTAGAATGACACAACAGGGTGTTCGTTTTGACCAATATAAATGCGTAGAGTTAAATGACAAGTTTAAAAAGAAAGAAAAAAAATTAATGAAGAGAATCAAGGATCTAACCGGTCTTAACATAGAGATATGGGCAGCGGCGTCAATATCAAAAGCTTTTGACGCCTTGAACCTACCCTATGAAAGAACGGAAAAGACCAATTCTCCTTCATTTACGAAGATGTTCCTTACGGACCATCCACATGAGTTACCTCGGTTAATTATGCAGGCGAGGGAACTAAACAAGCTAAGGGGAACCTTCCTGCATGGGTTGCTAAATCACAACAATGACGGGAGGATACATGCCCACATTAACCAAATTAGGTCTGACAGTGGAGGTACTGTCACTGGTCGCTTTTCTTATAATCATCCTAATTTACAGCAGATTCCGAGCAGGGGACAATTCGCGAAAGACATCAGGAAACTTTTCATCCCGGAACAGGGACTCTACTGGCTCAAAGCGGACTACTCGCAACAGGAGCCCAGGTTACTTACGCACTGGGCAAGACTCGTCGACCAACCCGGTGCTAGGGAAGTACAGGAAGCATATCATAAAACGGACCTCGACTTTCACCAACAAACGGCCGAAATGGCAGGCGTGGAGAGACGCCTTGCGAAGACTATCGGACTAGGAGTCATGTATGGCATGGGCTATAACAAGTTAGCGCGTGACTTGGACCTTGAACCACAGGAAGCCAAGAAAATGCTGGCGGATTTCCGTGCGCGCGTACCGTTTATGCAGGGAATGCTTGAAGCGGTGATGAACCGTGCCAATACAAAGGGTGTCATTCGTACACTGTTGGGACGTAAATGCAGATTTGATCTGTGGGAACCTACATCTTGGGGTGTACACAAGGCACTGCCACTAAATCAAGCAAAGGTGGAGTATGGTGATGCCATCAAAAGGGCATTCACATACAAGGCACTTAACAGACTGATTCAAGGTTCAGCTGCGGACCAAACCAAGAAAGCAATGGTTGACGTCTATGAACAATTAAATATAATTCCCCATATCCAGGTGCATGACGAGCTTAACTGTTCCGTCAAGGATGAGAATGAGGGTAAAAAGATAAAGGAAGTTATGGAAACTTGCGTGGAACTTGAAGTTCCATCAAAGGTTGACATTAATGTAGGAGAAAGCTGGGGAGGATGAACTGGATCTGTAAGACACTTTTAATCTGTTTAAGTTTTAATCCGGTAATGGATTACACCAACAATGATGAATTCGTTGAGGACGTACGTGCGTGCATTGTTCACCTCAATTCATTATATACAGAGGATAAAAGAATTCCTGTAGATCTAGTGGTAGCGCAAGCCATTCACGAGTCTGAATGGGGGCGCTCCAGGTTCGCTGTTGAAGGCAATAACCTCCTTGGGATCCGCACATTCGACCCATCAGATGACCAAATGAAACCCATGAATAGACCTTATGCGAGTTGGGGGCTCAGGATCTTTGAGACTAAGTGCGAATCCATATCTTACTATATTGAATTGTTAAACAATAGCCATCACTATAACAAATTCAGAGAGGAGCGATTATTGCAGTATATCAACGACATAGTTGACCCGGAGAGGTTAGCAAAGACACTTGCAATTTATGCGGAGGACGTATATTATACGCAAAAAATCATCAGAACATTGAGAGAACTAAATGACAACTAAAAGTGACCAAAAACCCGGGTACCGGGCACAAGGAAAGAAACGAGCGGATGGAGTAAAACATGGATTTGCAATCAACCCAGAACAAATGGATTTTGAAAGACGCAAGCTTTTGGAAGAGATGTCTACTAAAGTTACTAAAAAAGATCTTAATAACATGGCGGCAGTTTCTGCGACCAAGGAACCGGAATATCTTGATGAGGAAGGGAACAAAAGAGAGCCCACAATGCGTATATTATCGCTCGGCGCAGGGGTACAGTCTTCCTGTCTCGCACTCATGGCGCAGGAAGGACTAACAAAACACAAGCCGGACTACATGATTTTTGCGGACACTGGATGGGAACCCTCATTCGTATATGAGCATGTGGAATACCTGAAAAAAGCCATAACGATTTGCCCACTCATTACTGTGGAACGAAGCAACATCCGTGAGGATTTGATTCGAGCAGCGAATCCCATTAAGGGGTCAAATGAGGAGCATAAATCTTTCGCCGGACGCGTACCAAACCCTCCACTGTTTGCTGCGCGTCCTGGTGGAAAGGTTGGAATGTTATACAGACAGTGTACACATGATTACAAGGTCATTCCCATACAAAAGGAAATGCGGAGGATACTTGGCGTAAAGCCACGCCACCGCGTGAAAAAAGGAACAATTGTCGAACAGTGGATTGGGATATCAACAGATGAAGCAATGCGTATGAAAAAAGCACGATTGCCATGGATTGAATCCCGTTGGCCATTGATCGAAATGAAAATGTCAAGAGCGGACTGCTTACAGTGGTACCGTGACATTAAAAAGCATCCTATGCCAGGCAAGTCCTCGTGCATAGGGTGTCCTTACCATCACAATGACCAGTGGAAAAACATGCAGAAAAACTATCCGCATGATTTTGAAGACGCGGTGGAAGTTGATAATTTAATTAGACATGGACTAAAGAATACAACGGCAGAATTATTTTTACATAAATCAGCTAAGCCTTTAGGCGATATAAATTTCCTGGAACCAAAGAAACAGCAAAGCCTGTTTGGTGAAACATTTGACGAAGAGTTCGCCGATGAATGCGAAGGGCTTTGTGGAGTATAGTGAGTAAAGCTGATTTAAAAAGAAAGAAACACAAGGGGAGACGCAAGGTTGGATCTAATAAGAGAAAGAACCGAAGGCGTGCCCGCTTGGGAATGAAGATAAGGAGAAAATAATGAAGACAGAAGATATAAAAAAGAAAAAAGAAATGTTAGTGAAGCAGCACAATGCTTTACAAGAAAAAATAACTGAGGGCAAAAATGCACTTGCAAACATGCAGGCACAGCTGAATGGCCTTGTTGGCGCAGTGCAGTTGTGCGATGATTTCCTAAATAACCCCGAAGAGCCTAAAAAAGACAAATAATGGACGTTTGGGACCCAGGCGAGGAAACGACGGTATTCAGCCAAATAAAAAAGCTCATAGCGGGCCTATATCGGGCTTTAAAGGGTTGGGTGGTACGATTCTACCCGGGTAATTTAGTGTTTTTGGCCAAGGATCGCTTCTATGCCATGTGCGAGCATGGGGGCAGCAAGATAAGCAATTATGGATGGCATAAGCGCTGGAACAAGAGAAACAGAAAGAGATATAAGCATGGTTAAACCTGGACCACAAATGGAATGGAAAGAAAAAGACTTAAAGCTTGCCGGTGAGTTGATTAAGAATCATACAGCGGAGGAAGTTGGAAAAATTTTTAACAAATCTAAAAATGCCGTACTCGGAGTCCTCTACCGGGAGAAAGTCAAAAATGGATACACACCACCTCCCGATTCAAAATATACAAAGACACGCATGCGCCATCGTTTTAAGAGTGATCCGGCACTGGGTGAAATGGAATGTTACATATGTTCAACAACTTTTACCAAGTCAGGACGATTTGATCGTTTCTGCTATGAATGCAAAAGGACTGGACGTGTCGTATGATAAAAATAATCCACACCAAAACATTTTCATGCGCGGATGACCATCCTATTGTGTATTATACAGTGGACAAAGATAATAAAGGTGTTTGTGAATATTGCTACACAAAATTTTTATATGAGGAAAAAGATTTTCATACCAAGATGCTGGAGGAAAAAGAAATACTGGATATTTCCATGAAGGAATCCATCAGGCAGAAAGAAGAAAGAACTACATCGGAGAAAATGCAGGAAGAGCTGGAACCCATTGATTCAAAATAAGTTACAGATCTACATAGATATTCTTGACAACATTGAAGACAACCAGGACAAGTTTCTGTGGATTATGGATTTTGGAAAGAAATCCAAGGAGCTTAATGAAAGCCTGAAGCTGAAGGAATTCGAAGTTCCAGGCTGCCAGTCACAGACATGGCTTGTTCCGGGTTATCATGATGGCAAGATGTACTTTCACGCTGACTCAGCCGCGCTTATATCAAAGGGAATGGTCTGTCTCATAGCGGACGTGTACAGTGGATCCAGGCCCCAGGACATCATTGACTTCGATCAAAGTGAATTTGAAAAATTGAATCTTAAAACTTTATTGACACCGGGCAGAAACAACGGAGTTCATGGCATGCTAAAGAAAATCAAGCACTACGCCAGAGTTTAATAACCACACAACCACAGTAAGCGCCACGACTGTCATTATAAGGGGTAGGTATTCTTTCATCATTTGTTATTCCATTTCTCTTTTGATCTAAGGGTCCATCTTTCAAACACTTCCTTGCTTATTTCTTTCCTTACCATCTTGGCCCCTTCCGGTAGCTCGTTGTGCAATGTCAGTATTTCCCCGTCATCACTCAATTCCACGAGTGCTGGACCGCAGAATGCGTTCTTTGTGTAATCCGTTTCCTTTTTCTTGAGCAGTCTCACTTCCTTCATGCATGAGGACAGTGATTCCATTGGAACATACTGTGTCATTCTATGCTCTTGGTCATTCATGTTCCCGAAAACGAACATGACTATGATGCTAATTACCTCCATTGCCGTTCTCCCTAATTTTATCTTTGAGCTTCTCCACGTCGTTGAGCAAGCGTTCTATGTCCTGCTGTGATCTCTTTATATTCACGGTATTTGACATCATTGACTCCATGTCCTTTTGCATACCCTCGAGCTGCTGGGCCATAAATTCTATAAGGAGGTCCTGCTGAGCATCCGCAGGTAAACTGCCGAGCTCACCCCTGGGCCACTTGATACGGAATTCCGTGTTTTTCACGAGGTCGGATTCCATAAGAGTCTGGACTGTTTGGAGGTTGTTTAACTTTTCCTGAATCCCGAAGAAGGCATACACGCCAATCGCTGTGGCCGTGAGAATCGCGAGAAGGTTGCGCATAGGCATGCTGATCGCGGTTTTATCGCTGATGTCCATTCTATCTGCCATTTATTTTCCTATACTCCCACATATACATTCCTCTATTACATGACCACATCCGGGACAACTAGGTAAATCCTTAGTCATCCTTTTTCTTTTTTTTATTTTTTTGTCTATCTTTCGCAATCATATTTCTTAATTGCTTCATTCCCTTTTCAACAACTTCAATCTTTCCCTTGATACCCTCTATCTCAATGGAGAGGTTGAAAGTTTGATTTAAATTCCATGCGCCGAGCCCCAGGAGGGCCGCTGCAATGATTGAGATAATCATTCGTTCCATTATTTACTCCCACTTAAATACTTGTTTGATTGTCCAGGACGTCTTTTCCGTGTCTGTCAGGACATCATTCTTGGCGTCCTTTTCAGCCGTAGCACTATCTCTTCCGTATGTAACTGTAGTTGTTGATGGCTTGACGCTTAAGGTATTCATGTCATAACATCCATATAAATTTATTGTAGATATTATTGCTATACAAAACGCTATCTTTTTCATTCATTAGTTCGCCAGTGGATTATTTGCTTTAGTTTTTATTTCTTCTATGAGAACATCTTGTAGTTGGTTCTCTTTCTGTACAATTTTTACATTAGTGTCTAGTTCTGAAATTTTACTTTCAAGATTCTTAATTGCTTCGTTTAAAGGTTTTAAATTAGTTTCTTCTGGTATATCCAAAGCCGCTATTTCTTCTCTTATTTTAGCAATATTCTCTCTTATATCAATATGGGCTTCAAGCACCCACGTCATGTCCTGGGGTTGAATCTTTTCCTCTACGGTTGATATCCTATCTATTAATCCTACTTCTAATGATGATATTTTTTCGTGCAATGGATCTAAATCAACACTTTGATTAATGACTGCTTTACGCTTGTCCAGTTCATCAATTTTTGCCATCAGTTTTCCATACTGCACGAACCCTGCCCCAATGGCACCCAAAACGCCAAGGAGTGCAGCTATTGATGATAATTTAGTTACTAGGTTATTCATTTTTTAGTTGCTGTAATTCTATCATAAGTGTCCTCTTTTTGATAGTGATTTCCTCCATCTTCTTGCGATGGACTTCCACAGGATCACTCTGGATGTATCCTGAGAGGGAGATATTAGTATATATCTGTTTGTTATACATATCAAGGCTAACCTGCTCAAAAAATGAGTCATTTACCTCATAATTTAGGTCTTCCGGAGTATAAAATGAGACATTGGAATATGTTTCCAGATTGGGTTGGTCCGAAAACAAGGTGGGTTTGATTTTAGCCACCTTGATTTCGTCCACTTTAATTTCTTTAATCTTAGTTTTGATTTTATTGTCGACTGTTTTTATTTTCTCCTTTTCTACTTCAACAGTCTTTTTCTCTTCTTCTACAGACTCTTCATCTGCACCAACTCCTTCTCCATCTGCTTCGCTTTCATCTGAAGCAACCTCTTGTGGGCTTTCTTCAGATTCTGGCTCTTCTTCCACTGCTTCTGCAGTCTCTTCAGTAGGCTCTTCATCATTTTCAGCTACCTCCATTTCTTCCGCTTCCTCTTCCATTTCCATTTCTTCGTCCATTTCAGTTTCAGCAGGGGTATTTTCGCTTTCTTCTACCTCCATGTCAAGTGTTTCTTCTTCCGCCATCTCCATTTCTTCAAATTCTTCAGGCATATCCTCAATTTCTTCCACTATTTCTTCTTCCATTTCCATTTCTTCCATCTCTTCAAATTCCTCAAATTCTTCAAACATTTCCATATCCTCACCGTCTAATGTACTGAAGACATCCTCAAAAGTTTCAAATTCTTCAAATTCCTCCATGTACATTTCCTCGAATGAATCTTCTGGCATCATAGTCATTTCAAATTCTTCAGGCATTTCCATTTCTTCAAATTCCGTAAATTCCTCTTCAAGATATACCTCATCGTTGAATTCCATTTCATAGTCATTCCACGCGGTGTCAAATTCTTCCCATGCTGTGTCAAATTCCTCCTCGAAATAAAAATCCTCTTCCCAGGTAAAATACTCCTCTTCAAACGTAAAATCCTCTTCCCATTCTATATCCTCTATTTCATCAAAGTCAGGAATGTCCTCCTCAATGTCCTCGGTAATGTCTTCCAGTTCTTCCTGCGTATCTTCCTCAATGGGTGGTACGTCTGTGTAGGTAATTTTTAACTGTATGTCATCTATGTCGGGACCCTGGTGATAATTCAGGCTGTTGGAGTTTGACACGCCCACCTTGATGCTGAAATCATCACTGGTATTCGTTCCCTGTATGTGTGTGTCCGTGTAGTTGGTGTACTGTCCGCAATCGCTGCTGCCGCATCCCGTGTCCGGAATGACACGTTGCTGTACTGTTACATTTCCCGCACTGTCCGTAATTGTCTGCTTGAGTGTTGTGGTGTTGTCGTATGAATTCCAGAACCATATGTCTGAAGACAGCACTGAGCTGAAACCCTTTCTTATTTCATTGACCGTCATTCCGGCTGCCGTCTTGATGGAACTTACGGTCTGCTCGATGTTCGTGTCCTTCCCCGAGGCCACTGCGCCACCGGGATCATTGCCACCGGCGGAACTTATGTAGTTGTGGGAACTGTCATATCCGGAAATGGTCCAACCCGTATCGGAATACGTCGTTCCGGTTCCAAACGTGGAGTTGCTTAAAAGATTGTCGGTTGTTACCGTTTCGCTATTCGTGGATTCTGATAGGCTCAGAGTCAACAATAACGTCAATATTGCTAATTTCCTCATTTAATTTTGCTTCCTCTTCAGCTTTTCTTAACGCTTCTTCTTCAGCTTTTTTAGCCTCTTCCGCAGCCACTCTTGCAGCTTCCTCTTCAGCTTCTTTCAATTGCTGTGCCAGTAATTCTGCGTCAACTTTGGAAATTATCTCTTTTTTTGCTAAATACAGGTCATAATCCGGCCTTAGTTCAGGATACTTATCCCACAGTGCTTGCGCCTCGGCCCCGATTTTCCCGTTAAATGGACATGGCGTTCCTGCGGATTGCATTGCAGCATGCACGCGTGCGTCCTGACAGAGCACTGCCACGGATGCAACTTTCATGCCAAAATCCTGAAGGACCTTGGCCAGTTTTATTCTTTCGCAGTTCTCGTCTATAAAATGTTTGCCACCACTGATCCCAACAATGCCAGTAGTAACGGAACCACTAACACCCATGCTACACACATCCTGAGACATGCTGGAGTAACTTGGTGAATTGGCTGAAGGAGGGGGAATACCGGCCCCATTGGTAGTTGATGTAGATGTTGAATTGTCCGTTGTCGTGTTCGTCTGTCCATCGTTGTTGTTCGTGGTAGTACTCTCGTACCCACCCGTGATGTTTGTGTTCGAACCCGATGTATTAGTCTGTGTATTTGTATCATCTGCCATTATGGGTTTAGCCCATATTGACACTAATATCAAGATTACCGTTAATGCTATTATTTTTAACCAAAACTTCATGTGCCCTCCAGGCTACGCGCCAAATGATGAATCCTTGTAATTCATACCTTGTACAGGAAATGCATCAAAAGGTAAACAAAATGCATCAGTAACCAATTTATCCTTGTAGTTTTGTGGTTTGGCTTCGTACGTATTTAAATAGACTATTTGCGCCTCCAAACAGTCATCCTCCGTGGGATACAGAGATCCCACATATTTAACCGTAGGTGCGTTTGGCATGGACATAACCACCAATAAAAACCATATTTTAATCATTCTTGCTCCCTTAATCCGTAAAAATAGTCCGTATCATCGCCAGCTGTCCACTTGCTTTTGTTTTCAACTGAGTAGTATTTTGTTGAAACTTTAAAGTCCGGCTGTAGTGGCTGTGCAGGAGTCAAAGATTTGTCATAAAACAATACGCGGTTATTAGGCTGGGCAGCGTAGTGCCCATTGTCTAATTCCAATATATTAAACGATTTATGCTCTTCCGGAACTTCTGAATAGTTGTCATTTAAAACATTGCTGTCAGCATGACAACTGTCAATCGTAAATAAGTACTCACCATAATACCATTTCTTTGAAGGTGCAAGGTATTTACAACGCACACCCGCAAGTGCTCTCTTTTCTATTACGGTTATATCATATGAGAATGCATCCCAGAGCTCCAGTTCTTCCAGGTCCAGATTCAAATCCGTTTCCTTGTGCACGAACGCTGATATTGGAAGCTTGTCATACAACGCCGCATATTCAGGTAGATAAGTCTCAAAATACAGTGCGCGCCCCTGAATGGATTTTACAGTGACCCACAGCCCTTCGACCAGTTCGCCGTGTCCTTTCTCGAAATCGTAGAGGTATTCTTTTTTAACTAATACTTTTAGTGGGGGTAAGTTTGCTACTAGAAACGCCATTTTTCCTCATGTATGCTCTGTGAGGTTTATATCTTAGCCATTTTTTCAGTTTTTTCCAGTATTTTCGCATGTCCTTAAATGGGACTCCCCCGCAACGAATGTGCAGGGAGAGTCCACCGAGATGAAATGAAGTTGAGAGCCTATGTGTACATTATGTAAAAGAAATGTGCAAGAAAAAAATGCTTGACAGGGTTTTCCACATTTTGGAGTTAAATAAATGTTCCTATTGACAACATTTGTCCTTGTTTTGTTCATACCAATATGCTATAATACGTGGTTGAGATTGAGATGACGAGAAAGTATACAAAAAATGGATTGCACAGCAATAAGCCGAAGAGCTACCATAATTACGGGAGTTTTGATCACATTATGTTAAGCATTAAGAAATTTGAAGACTGGCTGACCAAATCACGGAAGGGGGACAAGATCTCCTATTACCGTGGATACATCATGGCGCCACACCTGCAGAAGTTTTCGCCCACGACGGATGATCGACGAGTTGGCAGCCTGAAGCGGCGTGTCATGCACGCGTACCACAGCAGCGTCGTCACGCTCGTGCAGCGAAGACACGGTGACCTGGACTATGAATACATAGCGGTGCGAACGTGATGTGGTTTTTGTTTTTACCGGTTAAGGTACTTATTTTTATTTTGGTATGCAGATACCTGCTTGCGTGGGGACTTGGCATATGAGCCTGTACAGCAGACTGCTAAAGGAAAAGAAACGTCTTGGGAAGTTCGTGCTGCGAGCGCCCAGGACAACACAAGAGTTGCTCGACCGTAGAAGGTGGGACAGGGTCATGACGATCCTGTTGCGCCGCTACGAATTCGGGATGGAGGATGCGCTTGATGACATGAGGCGTCAAGATCATTTTGATGAAGTTAAACAGTTAAGGAGATAGAATGGAACCAGCAACGTTTGCGTTGGTGTTCTTTGGAACACTTTGGATTATAGGAGTGATGTCATGAGTTTATTGGAAACTTTTTTATTTGGAATGTGCCTGGGATCATTATGCGGTGTATTTTTTTTCATGGGATGGAAACTTGGCATACAAAATTACTTAAGGCGTGCGCGTGCGCATGTCGCAAAATACGGTGACAAGTACCTGTGAATGAGCAGAAGGAAAAGCACATACAGTCCGAGCGAAATAAGATTCGTGCAAAGAGAACTGCGGAGGCAATCAAGGACGCAAGGGAATACAGGAAACCAAAGGTCACCTTCGAGCGTCCGCAGGAAGGGAAGATTGAGAAACGAATTGGCGGCATGGATACGTTCCACGTTGAGAAAGGCGAGGAGAAGAATACCTACCGCATTGTTACAAAAAGGGAATATACATTCTCTTATACAATACGGGCTAAGAACGAGGAGGATGCGATGATTCGCACTCTGAAATATGTATCACAGGACGGATCAGGACAATACCTGCAGGGTCCAATGCAGTTGGGAAAGCCGCTCATTAGGGAGTGGATTGATAAAATTGAAAAACTATAGGAGGTAACTATGGGACCGAAGAAAAAGAAGAAAAAAGCAAGAAAAAAGCAAACACCACTGGATAAAATCAAGAAGCAACTTGATAAGCTAGAGGCGTTGCACGCAAAGGAAGAAGCGATTATTGACAACATCAACGAGATCATTGAAGATCAGGAAGATATCAACATGCCGGAATACGCTGATGTAGGTTGGGAAGGAACTGATCCTGACTAATCAAGAATTACAATACGACATCTATCAGCCTTTTGGTCCAAGCATACTGAAGACCAAAATGCCACAGGGATTTACCAACCTTCTGAACGCGGAAGCTGACAGAATCCTTCATGACGACAAGCTGAGCAAGGAACACGACTGGTCCCACAATCTTGCGGGCAATGTCAAAAAGGAAATTGCCATTGACCACAACAGGGTTCCAAATCTTGCGGAGTTTCTCATTACGATGTCAAAGACATACTACAAGCACACGATTGACAAGGAACCGGCTGACGGCAGCAAGGTTGCGTTTCGCGTGTGGGTCGTGTCACAGTATGCCGGTGATTTCAATCCGATGCACATTCATGACTCAAACCTGTCCGGTGTCGCGTTTCTTAAGATACCACCAGGATTTAACGCTGAGTATGAAAAGGAAGACCACCATCCAACAGCTGGATGCCTGGAGTTTCTGGGATCCATTCCAAATCATTTTGCGAGGCATAGTTACATCGCGAAACCGGAGGTTGGAGATTTTTATTTGTTTCCTTCATGGCTTACACACCAGGTGTATCCATTTAGGTCAAAAGGTGAGCGAAGGTCGCTTGCCTTTAATGTACACTTTACACTGGACAGTCCAGTGAAGGGTGTAAATGTCTAGGAGAATCAGAAATGAGAATTCATAAAACTACAGACTATGACAAATTTACCCTGTTGTTAGGCAACAGGAATGTCGAACCAGCAGACTTGAAGAAGATGGTGCTATCCATGAAAGAGGTTGTGGATTTACCCATACCCATTCTTGTCAAGAGGGACAAGGACGGCAATCTTGTCGTTCTTGACGGGCAGCACCGTTTGGCCGCAGCGAAAGAATTAGGCAAGCCCGTATTCTACGTCGTACTTGATAGGGATATTGGACTGAAGGAGGTACGCTGCATCAACCAGGCGCAGCGTGGATGGAAACTTTACCAGTATCTCGCATCCTTCATTGCAGAGGAAATAAGAGTCAACAACACTAGGGGTCCCTACCACGTATTTCAGTGGTTCAAGAACAAGTATGACCTACCCTACACGGTTTGCTTTGACCTGCTGTCAAAGAAGCCCATGTACACACGCAGCACTACTAGGGCATTTAAAGACGGTAAATTCACCGTTAAAAACTTAACACAGGCCATTAGGGAAGCTGATTTCATTACCAGTCTTAAAAATTACACTGACCTCTACAAGGTTAGAAAATTTGTCATGGCCTTGGTGATTGCCATGCGTGATACCAGGTTTGATGTTGACAGATTCATGAATCAGCTGAAAAAACCGTCGTGCAGGCAGATGATGACTGAACGTCCCACCACTGAGCTGTACATGGATCTTATTAATGAGATCAACAACTACCGCATACGTGATGAAGACAAGGTCTTCTTTCACATATACAAAAAGACTAATGGCGCTTACATAAAATGAAAGAGCTGATAGAGGCGGCGTCAAGGATGAACAAGATTCTGAATGACTGTGAGCGTGAGGGTGACACCTTTGACCAGACGCTGAACAAGGTAACAGCCGTGAAAGTCCACGGCGTTACCTTTCCAACGCTCATGCTCATGGAAATCATTGATGAGTTTGCCAAGGGACACGCCGATCGACAGAAAATAAGATTTGACATTCACAGCACTGATGAAGCCGAGATGCAGAAGAAGTACGCCGAGGCGTCGGCCAAATGGAACGAGAAGCTGAACTGATGGAAAGGAAAATAAAAATTGGCTATCAGGACATAAGAATCGAGCGTGATACGTCCACGTTCCAGAAGCAATCCGATTGCTACGGCGAGTATGAGCACCGCAAGAACCAGATAACCATACAAAATGGGTTATCACCGCTTGATGAGGCGAACACGCTGCTGCATGAGATACTTCACGGGGTGGCATACATCAATTCACTCACGCAGGGTGGACAGCCACTGGACAGCGAGAACAAGGAGGAAGTGGTGATCAATACGATCACCAATGGCCTTGCCCAGGTGTTTCGTGACAACAAATGGCTATTGCCGTATTTCAAGGAGAAATTCAAGTAATGACAACGTACGAGATTAACCTGTGGCAGGACAAGAAGGTCATCGAGAAGGTGGTCAAGCAGTTTGAGAAGGATGAGGACGTGCTTGAATTCATAAAGGAACATTTTGACAAGGAGGAGGAACTTCCACGCCTGGACCAGGAAAAGGGCTATCTCAGGCCAAAGAAAAGCGGCATAATAATCACGTGGTCAAGGATATCAACGTACGTTCGCAAGAACGCACCGAAGCGGCTGGAACTGGACGAGAGCGAAAAGCAGCTCAAGGACACCCTTGAAAAATCAATCACCAGTGAGGTCATAAATGAGTGGGGCAACTCTGAGATGCACAGGCATGTAAGAAAGAACTACGGACCCAATCCGGATGCCAAGGGATACAATGAGTTTCCGGGGAGGCGTGACAATACGTATGACAGGAAATAAGAAAGGACTTACACCACGTCAACTGGAGGTGTACAATCTCATCAAGGACTACATTGAGGCGAATTCGTTCGCCCCGTCGTATGAGGAGATAAAACAGCTTATGGGCTCGCGGTCCAAGGCCCATGTGCACGCATTCGTGCACCAACTGATCAACAGGGGATGGATAGGAAGGGGAAATGGCAGGAATCGGTCAATTTTTATTTTGTAATGTGGCGTCTATAGTGATATATTTGCTCAAATGTTTTTTTTATTTTCGTACCGGGATCAAAACTGGTGCCACAGTGACACATTTGATGATTAATTCTTATATATCAACGCTTTATTATGTGGCACCTATGTGTCACTACTCTAGACGACGCAAGGCACTTTTTTGTTTTTTAGAAAATAAAATGAGTAAAAATATAACTATACCAGGGGTTTACGGATGGTAGACAGAAGAATAAGTGGTGCCACAAGTGGTGCCACAAATATGGCAAAAAAGTATCCAATCAGGGCTGATGGATTGACTGACAAGCAGCAGATATTTGTCAAGATATTCACTGAGAATGAGGGTAGGTTGACACCAACTGAATGTGCAAGACAGGCTGGATATTCAGAGGGATCAGCTAATGTGACTTCCTCTCAACTATTAAATGGTAAAAGATACCCAAAGGTTGTAGAAGCTATTATCAAGCGAAGAGCTGAGATTGAAAAGACACACGAGGTTAAATTAAACAAGCATGTACAGGAGTTGGCAAGATTGCGTGAGAAATCACTACAAGAAAAGTCTTATAGTGCTGCTGTTAACGCTGAGCGGTTGCGAGGGCAGGCCGCAGGATTGTACATTGACCGCAAAGAAATCAGGACAGGAAGTATTGATTCTATGTCCCGTGAAGACGTTTTAAAACAACTAAAGGAGTTAGGATTAACAGGTGAATTTAAAAAAGAAGGAAATAAAACTGTCCTTTCGGTCGAAGAGGAATCCGATAGCGAAGGACCTAAAGACATCACCGAAGTACAAGCAGAGGATAGTAAAAGACAAGACAAAGTATGACCGTAAAGCCGGAAACAACTTTTTGGAAGAGTGTAAAGACGTTATTAGACGATGGTAATTATATTGTTTCACGCCTTGAAAGTTATGTTACTCCAGGATTCCCGGATTGTTTGATTTATCACAGGGACACAGGATTTTTCACAATTGAGTTGAAGATAGCTCAACCTAATAATCGAATAACATTATCACCCTTTCAAATTGCCTGGAATATGAAACACGCAGTTGCGGGATCACAGTCCTACATCCTTGTTAGCCTGGTTCAGGGAGGCGAGGTCAAATTGTTTCATGGCTGCAAAACCAAGGACCTAGGCCATATGACCCTGGACCAAGTGCCCGGGTTATACCATGGAAGGCTCGCGGACATGGACCTTGTCAAGCTCTTAAACTCCCAAACTCCCCATTAACGTGTATAACCTGTGGATAAGTCCCAGTGGTCCTGGGCGCCCGGCGCCTGGTTACTTTCTCAAACTCCCAAACTCCCGCAAAACAGCCATTTATTTTTGATCCGTGGATCCTGTTGCCCGGCGCCCGGGAGACGCAGCGGGCGTTCCAAAGCTCCGAAACTCCCGGAGTTCCGCCATTTTATCCGTGGATCGAGATGCCTGTCCTGTTTCACCGGGGCCCGGGAGACGCAGCCAGTCCTGACAGGAAAATAATTTAAAAGAGATGTTGCATTGTGGATAAGAAAATGGTATAATAAGACAATTCATTAAGAATTAGAAATGGAGAACTATGGATCAAGATTTAATAAGGGTATTGGAAAAGATTGCCAATAGCCTAGAAGAAAGCAACGACATATTAAATAGAATTGCGAGTCATTATGACGGGGTTGTTCCCGTGATGACACGCAACGCAAAGCGAGCAGAATCACAAGCCGAGGAACTCGAGAGAGGATTCGGTCAACAAATAAAAGATATATTTAGACCACAAGAACATTAAACCATAGATTTGGGGAGCTCAAACTCCCCAAACTCCCTTGTGAGTATCCTGTGGATAACCTGTGGATAAGTTCGCCCGGGGTCCGCTGCGGGCGCCGGGAAACTCCGAGATGTCAATCTCTTAAACTCCCGGATTTCCGCCATTTATTTTGGAGCTGGGATTACCCTTCAGGTTACCGGGATCCTGGTTAGCGTTCCGCAAACTCCCAAACTCCCGGAAGTCCGCCATTTTTTGTTGGCCTTCAGGACAGGAGCTGGGACGCACCGGGCGCGCCGGGACTTCCTTTGGTATAAAAGGTCAGGTTTTCCGCGAAAAAGTTCGAGGCCCGGGTTGACGCCTTCACAGGAGATGTGTTATACAATTGAAGAGGCTACAGAAAGTTGAGGTATTGTGCCGTTTTTTATGTTATTAATTCCCCTGAAGCTGCTGCTCCTGCTCCTGGTTATCCAGTGGCTGCTGGGCTGATGCAGCTCAAACTCCCAAACTCCTGGAAGACTGGGAAGTCGGATCGAGGACCATGATGGGATGTCCCGCAGGGCCCGGGCAAAAGTTCACGGAAAAGTTATCCACAAGATATTTGAATTGGCTGTTGCTTTGAATTTGGATTCGTAGTATTATGAGAATAGAAATAGAGTGTTACATCTGTTTCTCGTTTTGCGGAACAGTTAGGAAACTGACCAGAAGCGTGGTCTTTACCACAATTCGAGCATAAGAATTTGGGTGTTAAAACGGTTTACCTAGTGATATCCCACCCAATATTAGTATAGTATATTCAGAGGAAGCGTATGAATGACTATATTGAGATGAGAGGCATGGTAGTCATATCTGTAAGTCCTCTCACAAACTCCCCAAACTCCACACTTATCCACAGGTTATCCACAGGCCAGGTTTAAACGACCGGGGCGCCTGTCGTTCAAGCTCCTGACAAACTCCAAGTGAAACTCCAATGATTTCCCCAGTTATTTCCTGGATCGCCCGGGACGCCAGGACATCAGTCCTGACTTCCTGGAATTTGGGCGTAAAAAAAGGGGGGAAAAATCCCCCCTTTATCGTGGTTTATAAGTGGACTACTACTTATTCCACTAGACCCAATCTTTTGACTAGGTATCCAATATCACCTTGCATATGCTTGATTAATTCTAATCCCCCTTCATTTCTGTTTTGTGAAGCCCATTCAACTATTGAATTGCATAACACACCGCAAATTAGTTTCCAATCAGCACTTGAAGTCATTGGAACTTTTACATCAGCCAACTTGTCAAGGTTGCCTAATTCTTTTTCTAACTTTAAATGGTCAATCATCTCTTTTAATAGAGGTGCTATGTCAGTACCATTTGAAGTAATCATTGGTAAATTATCAGTCATTAGTAGTCCAATCTGTTATTACTACACCAAACATAAACCCATTCAATAAGAGAACAAATTTATATACGATTGTGTTTGTGAATTCCCAATCATAACCCAATAGAAATAATTGGAAAGTCAACAGCACTAATGCTGTTGACCAAATTAAAGTTATTACATTGAATTTCATACGGCAACTCCGTTGATTTTCGTAACAGTTAATGGGTTGATATTTGCCCATCTTCTATGCTCTGGAAGTAATCCATTGCCAACCCTAAATGCTAGAACATAATCATTATGTTCTTTAACATTGGTTGGAACTGGATTGTTAGTGTGACGCCAAGCATAACCACCAAGAATACCTCTTTTAACTTTAGAGATAGACCCTGAATTATTACGCCACTCGCAAGAGAAGAAACCCATTCCAACCTTGCGTTTGAATTCAGACTTTGTCATATGTAGTCCTTTCTATTTCTAATTATGATAGTAAACTAATTGACAGTAATAGCAATAGCTAATTACAATTAGTTGTGGATAAGCTGTGGATAAGTCGGCCGGGTATTTAGTGGTGTTGCAAGAATACAACACAAGATGTAGGGGTGCGACACTTTGTCGCGCGGCATTTTGTCGCAGGCGCCCGGGCTCTCGCGCTCGCTAGGGCTCGCGCCCGCTACACTGTCCGCAATCCGCAAAGTCTTGGGGGTATCCCCCCCCCTTTGAAAGTGGGACTCTTTTATTTTTTCTTCGGCAAGTCTGAGGGTGACAATCATGTATAAAAACGTTATAATACCAATCTTAAAAAAATTTTTAAAAAATGGAAAATGTTTCTAAATTAGAATCCTTAGATACGAATACGCTGAAGTTGATTCTCAAGAATGCCTTGGATGACAAGCGTGAAAAGATTCAAGGTGATTTTCTTACTTTTGTCAAGACTGTTTGGCCTGAGTTCATTGAGGGAAAGCATCATAAGATCTATGCTGAAAAGCTTAATCGTATTGCCAATGGTGAGCTTAAAAGGCTTATTGTCAACATGCCACCAAGGCACACGAAATCAGAGTTTGCGTCACATCTCTTTCCGGCGTTCTTCATGGGCCGTCATCCAAAGGCCAAGCTCATTCAGACAACGCATACAGGAGAACTTGCAATCAGGTTTGGACGCAAGGCGAAGAACATGATAGAATCAACGGAATATGAAAAAGTTTTTCCAGGCGTCGGACTGGCAGCGGACTCTAAGGCGGCAGGCCGTTGGGAGTCTAATCATGGAGGCGAGTATTTTGCTGCTGGTGTCGGTGGCGCTATTACTGGTAGGGGTGCTGATCTTCTCATTATTGACGACCCTCACTCCGAACAGGACGCTCTTAGCCCTACTGTGCTTGAGTCTCATTATGAATGGTATACTTCTGGTCCTCGTCAGCGTCTTCAGCCGGGTGGAGCCATAGTACTGGTCATGACCAGATGGTCCGTAAAGGACCTCACTGGAAAGCTGCTCGAGGCCCAAGGCAAGAATGAAATGACGGATGACTGGGAAGTTGTTGAGTTTCCTGCCATCATCAAGGACAAGCCCATGTGGGGAAATTTTTGGGACCTGGACGGTCTCATGCGTGTCAAGGCGTCCATTCCCGTCACCAAATGGAACGCGCAGTGGATGCAGGCACCAACCTCCGAGGAGGGTGCGCTCATAAAGCGTGAGTGGTGGAAAAAATGGGACAGTGACAAGATTCCTGATCTGCAGTATGTTATACAGTCTTATGACACGGCGTTCTCGTCAAAAGAGACAGCCGATTACTCGGCCATAACAACATGGGGTGTATTCCAGCCAAATGAGGGTGGAAAGCCATGCATTATTCTTCTTGACGCGAAGAGGGGAAGATGGAATTTTCCTGAACTAAAAGTCAAGGCGCAAGAGGAATACAAGTACTGGGAGCCGGAAATGGTGCTTGTGGAAGCGAAGGCGAGCGGCCTTCCATTGACCCACGAGCTCCAAAAGGCGGGGGTCCCCGTAATTAACTTTACACCGTCGAAGGGAAATGATAAACACTCAAGGGTAAACAGTGTCGCACCTATATTCGAATCAGGAGCGGTTTACGCTCCAGTAGACAGGCGTTGGGCAGAAGAAGTTATCGAGGAGTGTGCAGCATTTCCCTTTGGGGACCATGACGATTACGTTGATAGCACAACACAGGCATTAATGCGCTATCGGCAGGGATACTACGTGGAACTGAAGGATGACTTTGCTGACGAAGAGCGCATTAGGGATAACAGGAGGAAATACTACTAATGGCTGTTAATTATCAAAAATTACTTGAAAGCACACGGCACTTACGTGACCCAAGCTTAATTAAGGACTTTTCAGGTGGGGGAACACATACCGTAGAGGAAAGTGTTGCCAATAAAAACATAAATCCAGAAGCCATTCCGGATGGTGAAAATAAATATGGCATGCTCGGAGATACGGTAGCGACAGGATATAATCTCGCTAAAACCGTATCTGATTTTGTTGTAGAAACACTTCCGATAGCGGAGACTGTTATAAATCCTGTAGGTGAATACAGTGGACTGTATGACTATGCCAATACTCTTTTTACAACAGACTTACAGGCTGCTGATTTTCAAAAGATTTCAAAAAACCAAAGAAACAATCCTGACATAATAAGTTACCTTGAAAATTACAAACAAGACTATGCCCTAGATGAAAAGAAAGTCATTGATCATCTCAACCAAACCCTTGGACTGGACGTTGTTAATCTTTCTGATCTTGAGAAAAAATACAAGGGAAACAAGGAAGTGGCGGACGCTGCAACCTCTGAAGTAAAAAACCTGGAGCAAGAGTACTTAACGCAGGATGACTGGTACGAGGATGACGATTTTTATTACATTAAAAATTTTAAGGAAATTCCAATGGGCGTTAACCTTGCCTGGACCAAGCACGGCGACCTGCAGATGCCAAACTACGGCATCTTCAAGTTTGATAACGATGGACAGGGGTCCATGATGCGCCACTCGGCAGTCAATCTTAAGGACTCATGGAATCCATTAACAAGGATGATTGGTGAGCAAGGATTCGGCGCCAAACCGGAGCATGAATACAATCTTAACTTGTACGGGGATCCGGAATCACAAATGGCGGGAATGGTTGGCGGAACAGTTCTTGGTGGAGTGCACGGAATAAAATCCCTTCTTAAGGGTGGTAAATGGCTGAAAGGCGATAAAAGCATGTTCGCTCCAACGAAAGGAAAGGCAGTTACTGCGGGCATTGCATCGGTGCCAGTGGCCGGGGCATTTGACGTGTTCGGTGAATAATGGTTCTAGCCGCACTAACACGAGTACCTAAGATTGCGAAAGGCATTGCAAGCTTAGGAGAAATTGGATCCAGACTAGAAAACCTTCCTGTTTTAAAAAAAATATTCAAGACTGATCCTAAGCACGGAGAATTTGTCTTAAGGACTTCAGTTGACAGATTAACAAATACTCCATTACGGGGGAAGGGAACAGTACTAAGAGGAATTAATAGAGAATTAGAAGCAACGGATATTATTAATACTGCAGATTATGAGTCTGCCACAAAGGACTTGGATATTGCCACTAAAATCCAGAACAAAATTACACCAGTAATGGAAAACATGACTCCACAGCAGGCTAGAACATCTTCCGCACAACTTATAAAGCGTGCAGAATGGGCGGTAAAGCCTAAGCCATATGAAAAATTTAAGGAGCAACGACATAAAATTCATATGAAAAAAATTGGGGAGGCGCAAGAAACTCCAATAACCAAGGAATCCCTTAAGTTTATAACAAAAGAGTTCGCTACCCCTCAGGATCCTGTCAATCCAAGTGAAGCTTTTAAAAAATTTCGTAGTGAAAATAAAAGTCAATTATTTGGTAAATATAGGGATAAGATATTAGCGGATAAGAGGATTCCTCTTAAGACCAAGAATAACTTTAAGAATTTCATGGCCAAAAGACTAATAGGTCAAGAGGGTAAAGGATTTTCTAAGGAATTAAAGGAAAGTAATTTGCAGGATATAAAGCGTGTTTTAGCTCGAGATAATTTTAATAAAATAAAAGGCGATTCCCCAGCCCATACCCAAGAATTGAGAACGAAGAATTTTATTAAAGCAATTTTAGAGACACGTGGTGATCCAAAAGATAAACGCTTTCATGATGTAATACAGGTCATAGAAGATTATAATAAAAGATTTGGAACTAATATTCTGCCTTTAAGCAAAGTAAGAGAGGCATGGGATATTGAAAGGGGATTTCACAAAGGAGGAGAATCGGCTTTAATAGATAAAACTTTAAGAAAGAATTATGAAAATTTAGATCGTAACGACCTTTTTTTGATGAAGCACCATTTAAGGGGAGTAAAGGATAAATTAGGACGCGATAGATGGATGGAATATGTAAAAAGGGTAGAAAAGACTCCTGGAACATTGCTCGCAACATTGACAAGAAGATATCCTGACTTTTCCAAGAAATGGGATACAAGAACTCAAGTTTCTCAAAAATATAGCAAGGGAATTAAATATCTAAGAAATGATCTTGGTAGAATATTGGGGATTGACCCTAAAGTCATGGATGTTGAAAATGTACTTCCTTTGGGTTATGGAGTTCACGCTAGCCATATGCCCTACAAAGGAAAAGGGGTTAGAAGCACAGCTGATCCTAAAACATGGAATTTATCTTTAGGTTTTTCTAATCTTTATAAAGAACGGAATAAAATAGATAAAAGACTATATAATGCCATTGTAAGTGGGGACCCTGAACAATATTACATAACTTACAATAAACGTAATACTAAACGCTCAGGACTTTTTTATAAAAAAGACCCTGAAAGAAAAAAATGGAGTTTTGAAACAGATCTTAATAATCTACGGAAATTACGGGAAGTGATAAAAGTTGAGGGGGAGACTCTTGGAAGACAAATGAATTGGCCAGCTCTCCAACGATGGATGAAAAAAATAGGACTTGCAAAAGCTAGAAAAGAAAAAAATTTAGAAATGATAGAATATTTTGAGAGTGAAGGATTTAACACGCCCATTACTTATGAGGGAATATCCTATAACAAAGGTGGCTTGATTAATTCAGACTTAAGTGATACAATACCACCAACAAGAGGACCCATGCCAGAAGGACTTCCATTATTAGACCCGCAGGAAAGCATTAACCGACAAAAATTCGCCATTGGTGGATTTGCACGCCTGTTTGGCGCATTGTCTAAAGCACCTAAGGCCGTGGCCCGGGTTGGCGACATGGTGAAGTCAGTTGGCAAGGCCGAGAAGGCGACGGACATTGCAGTAGGGCAAGCGGTGGAAGACAAGCCGGCGATGTTTCTATCAACAGTGAACGCGATTGAGGACATGCCGGAAGTAAACATGGGTGCGCAACAATGGCTTGGTACAATAAAGAACAAGCCTGGAGTTTCCGCAACGGAGCTTGACGAATTTGGTCTTGAGGCGTTGCTGACGAATATCGCGAAAGCGGATCCAAAAAGAAAATTATCGAAAACCGAGCTCCTTGAAACATACAACAGGGAGATGCCGAAGATTGACATGGACATAGCGATGGCGGAACCCGTATCACGCGGCGCGAATGACATTACAAAAATGTTGACAGCGGTTCGTGAATCCAGGGGACACCGTCCGGAACTGGAAAACCTGAAGGTGTTATCCAATGATCCAAGGCTGCTGACGGCGTTGCACCAGCCACCACAGGACGCAACGGGAATGAAGATCCGTGAAAATATCATTAATACAATGCGAGGAACGAACAAGGCTGTTGGAACTGGCGAGGATGCGGACATGGTTCCTTTGCTGAAAGAAGGTTATGGTGGACAACAGGTTGAACTTCACAAGGGACAGCATTTCAAGGAAATGTGGGAAAGCGCTTTTCCAAGAATATACCACGGAACAAATGACATTGTAAAACGTGATCACATGAATGTTTTAAAAAATCTCGTTCCGGCGGAAGATGTAACAAGGCTTGCGGTGGCTAAAAACATTCCGGAAGAGGAAGCGTTTAAGCAGCTATATCAGGCGTTAAATATTTTTGATCGGCAGGTAATGACAGGCGATGTTCCAATTCCTTTCTGGACAAAGAAAATGCTATACCGTTTGGGCGACATGAGCGAGGGAAGGGGATTCTTTTTTAAAAGCAAAAGAACTCCAGCGCACGAAGGAACACAGTTCATCCCTGGCGGTTCAGGATACGGTGAATTAAAGTTCTATTTTAACTTTGATACAGGTGCCGTAAGGGCGCAGGAAGGAACATACAAGGCAGGACACTTTTCCGGAGAGGTTTTTAAGGGAAATGCAGGAAACTCACCCTTTGGATGGGGGCGCTTTAGTGAAAGAATTGATGAAAGTGGCAGGAAGATCCTGCTCATGGAGGAAATACAGTCCGATTTACACCAACAAGTGGCGCAAAAAGGCTATAAATACGCTCCAAGGCTAGATAAGGGTGATGTTTTGGCTGAAATGGGCGATTTTGCTGCGCAATTAGCTAAAAAAGAGCAAACTTTGGAGTCAACAAGGCTTAGAAAAGATAATATTTTACAATTATCACGCGTTGAACGTGAATCACCGGAAAATGTGGCTGAATTAAAGAATATTGAGACGGCATTGAAGAAATTGGTGAAAGATATAAAGAAATTAGAGAAAAAAGTGCAAAAGCAAGAAGAATTAACAGGTAAAAGTGGTAAAGTTCATCCAGACGCTCCATTCAAGAAGTCAGAGAACTATGCGAAAGTGATTTTACAGGGATTAATGAAGATGGCATCTGATAAGGGGTATGATGGAATAGGATTATCCACTGGAAAGATGAAAAAGGCGCATGGCAACATTCCCAAAGGCGGGGATAAGTGGTACGATGAAATAGGAGTAAGTGCGATGAAAAGAATTGCCAAGAAGAGTGGATTTAAGTTTAAAGACACAACAATAGTTGACGGGAACGGATATACGTGGGAGAAGATCCCTTTAATTGAAATGCGCGATATAAACACAGGACAGCGCATTCCTGGTGAATCTACAATTCCAGTATATAAAAAAGGTGGCATTGTTAATAAAAAAATGGTAAAGAAGTAAAATGGCTATTAAATCAAGAATGCCTGCTTCCGGTGCAATAGAAAAGGCAATTGAAGCGCTCAATGATGGACTGGAGATTTCTGGTGGTGGAACGGAAGTTCAATTACCGAATAAACAAGTTAACCTTGATCCTAATGTTGAAATTACTGAGTTACCGGATGGAGGAGCTGAAATAAACACGGATCCAAACGCGCCAGTCGACCAGTCACAGATTCCGTTTGACGCAAACCTTGCTGAATATCTTGAAGAAGGGGATCTTCAAAAATTATCGGATAAATTGATTGGATCATATGAATCGGACAAGCAATCAAGAAAAGATTGGGAAGAAACATATACCAAAGGATTGGACATGCTTGGATTTAAGTATGACGACCGCACACAGCCTTTTGAAGGGGCAAGCGGCGTGATTCATCCCCTATTGGCGGAATCGGCAACACAGTTTCAGGCACAGGCGTATAAGGAGCTTTTACCGCCAGCAGGACCCGTTAATACGGAAATAGTTGGTGAAATTACACCACAAGTGGAAGAACAGGCAAAACGCGTAAAGGATTTCATGAATTATCAAATTACGCACGTTATGAAAGAATATGACCCGGACATGGACCAATTACTGTTTTATTTGCCTTTATCCGGCTCAGCATTCAAAAAAACATACCATGACTCTGTATTGGGTCGTCCAGTTTCAAAATTTGTTTCAAGTGAAGACTGTGTAGTGAATTACATGGCATCTTCATTGGAAGATGCCGTAAGAATTACACACGCAACAAAAGTTGACTCAAACGCGCTCAGAAAGCAGCAAGTAAGCGGATTTTACCGCGATATACCAATTACGGCAGGTACAGTTTCAATAGATGATGTTAAAGAGAAATCTGATGAATTGCACGGCGTAAGTGATAATCTGTCATCCGAGGATGATGAACACGTGTTGTTGGAAATGCATGTTGACGCGGATGTTCCGGGGTTCGAGGACCAAAGTGGAATTAAGCTTCCTTACGTTATCACAATTGATCAATATTCAACAAAAATACTTTCAATAAAAAGAAACTGGAACCAGCAGGACCAGTTAAGAAACCGCGTAGACTATTTTACACACTACAAGTTCCTCCCAGGATTAGGCTTCTATGGATTTGGCCTGATCCACATGCTTGGCGGATTGTCAAGAACTGCAACAAGTGTTTTGCGGCAGTTAATTGATGCAGGTACTCTTGCCAATCTTCCAGCAGGTTTCAAGGCACGCGGCATGCGCATACGTGATCATGACGAACCGTTGCAACCGGGTGAATTTCGTGATGTTGACGTAACAGGAACGTCAATTAGGGAATCACTGTTACCACTTCCATACAAGGAACCATCACAGGTTCTGTTTGCCTTATTAGGATTCTGCGTTGACGCGGGTAAATCATTTGCGGCAATTGCGGACATGAAGATGGGTGAAGGAAATGAACAGAACCCAGTTGGAACTACACTCGCTTTACTGGAACGCGGAACAAAAGTGATGAGCGCAATCCATAAAAGATTGCATTACGCACAAGGTGTTGAATTTAATTTACTTGCGCGTTGCGTTAAAATGTTCCTTCCGCCAGAATATCCATACATGGTTAAGGGTGGAAACAGAACGATCAAGCAAGCGGATTTTGATGACCGTGTTGACATTTTACCAGTATCCAATCCAAACATATTTTCCATGTCACAGCGTGTCATGCTGGCACAGCAGCAGTTGCAAATGGCGACGGCTAACCCAGCGTTACATAATTTACGTGAAGCATACAGAAGAGTTTACCAAGCGTTGGATGTTGATAACATTGACGCGTTACTAAAACCGGATCCAGGAAATCCACCACCCAAAAGCCCTGCCACTGAAAATTCAGAGGCAATGCGTGGAACAGATCCAAAAGCATTTCCACAACAAAACCACAAGGCGCACATAGAGGCGCACGCTGAATTCATGTTTACAAGACCGGTTCAAATTAATGTACAGGTTTACGCAATGATGGAAGCGCATATATTGCAGCATATTGCGATCATGGCAGCGGAACAGGTTGAACAGCAAATGCAGCAGCAAACACAGCAATTGCAACAGCAGATTCAACAAATGCAACAGCAGGCAGCGCAGAATCCACAGATTCAACAACAAATACAGCAAATGCAACAGCAGTTTGTGATTCAAAAAGAATCTGCAATTTCTGATTTGGAAGCGAAATTGATTAAAAACATGGCTGCTGAAGAGCAACAACGAAGTGGATTAGAAGATAAGGATCCACTGATTAAACTTAAACAACAAGAAATTGATCTTAAAGCTGCTGAACTGCAACAAAAAGGAGAGCATGATCAAACCAAGATGCTTATGGAAACAGCCGTTGATGCAGAAAAGCTTGACTTGGAAAGAGAAAAGATGCAGAGTGGTAATGAATTAGGCATAGTTAAAGAATCTTTTGGTCTTATGAAAGAAGGTCAAAAAGACACGACCGCTGAAATCAAGGAAGATGTGGCGTCATTACGAGATGCCGCTAAAAACAGAAGCAATGAAAAAATAGCCGGAATGAGGGAGAGATCTGCGTCTAGGAAAGCAAATGGAAAATCAAAAACTAAGTAAGATAACCGAAGTTATGCAAAAAGCTGAAAAGCTAGTAGTAGAAGAGATTAAAGGAAAACCAGAAGATCAACTTATTGTTGCAGCTGGTTTAATGGCTGTTACGCGAAATCTGTACATACACGCACTTGGGGCCAAAGAGGCACAGAAAGTGTTTGAAGTTATGCTGGATTCGTTTATAATGGTCGACGAAATTTATTTACAGGTTGATCAACATGAGAAGCCTACGATTCACTAAATACAGGAGGTAAATATGAAATTACTGAAAGATATTTGGGCACACTTGAAGGAATGGAATGATTGGGGAATGCGTGACTGGATAAAGGCCGGCATAGTAGCAATTGTTGTATTGATTGTGCTTAAAGCCGTAATTATACCAGGCGTATAGGGCTGAGCAACAGGAGAATGTTAAAATGGCAATAGATTGGAATAAGGCTAGACAGCGTATGACTGATGATACAGCGTACAGAGGAACAGGTATCTCAAGACCTCGTGGCCCTAGCAGAGCTCAACAACGATTAGGTCGAAGAACAGGAAGAAGTTTTGGGCCAGCAGGAGGACCTATTCCAACGAGACAGCAAATCGCTAAGAACCGATTTGCGGCTACACCACGTGGTGTAGGAAATTACGCAAAAGGAATTTACAACACTGCAAAAGCAAAAGGCCGTAAATTTGTTCATCCTGGTTTGGAGATGATGGGAAAATTTGGAGATTTAGTTTCCGGTGCTATGCGTGGCTCACGATTACACCAAGCTTATCAAGATGACTTAGGAAGAGTTGCAGGTCACAAAGAATGGGAAAAAGATAAAAGATCCATGATGACTGAGGACGAGAAAGCTTTTGAAAAAAAATACTTAAATCTTGCCGCTATGGCGCAGGACAGTGAAACACGGGATCAGCATCTAGCGACAGCGGAAACAGCTTGGAGAAACAAACAAACTTCAGACAGGCTTGCTGCGGTAAAAGGATTTGAAGACTATGCACCAGGCAAATATACTGGCGTAGGCGAAGGTTCGAGATATACTGGAGACGTCTATAAAGGACAAGGAAGAACAGGAAAACATGTTCCAGGTTATGACATTATGACTAATCTTCTTGGATATGGAGAAGGATCTGAATATGCAGGTCCAGGTCAAACTATAGGAGCAGCAGGTGGACCAATTCCGGATATGGATATTACGGCTGATTTAAGGGGAGGGTCTATTGAAGACGATATAGCCAATAAGGATGACTACTACACCACAGGTGAACTGTGGGAAGACACTTCCAATGATTTATATGGTGAACCAAAAATAACAGAAAAACCTTCTTTTCCTTTTTTCCCGGAAGATTATGAATATCCTGACGAAAGACAGCTAGCGCCATATTCTCCACTCGTTGATCCTTTTGGTGGAATGTATGAGTCACCTTTAACGGACAGGCTTTATGGAGAGCCAACTAATATAGGTCTGGCTTCAGAGAAGGCTTTAGGGGAAAGAGGATTCGCTAATCCTGGTGGAGAAGGATATACAGGACCTTTACCCTTAATATCAGTAGAATTAGGGCCATTTGATGATGATCCTATTACACCTAATATTGCAGATTTAGATTACTTTAATCAGTTTACAGGAAGGAATTTCGCTAATCCTGGTGGAGAGGAAGAAGAGAAAATAGATCCATGGTGGAATAAAGGAAGACTAGGTCTTTACGATTAATCATGCCCAATCCTCATCTAGATTATGGGGTACCTTGGACCATTAGTACACCCACAACTCCTCCAGTAAGTACAGGAACACCTAATTTCGGACCACCAGGAACTGGTGGCAATAATCAACCACCTCCCCCTCAAGTAACTACACCTATTTCAACAGGAACACCTAATTTTGGTGGACAAGGAACTGGCGGTGCGAATCAACCACCACCAACACCAATTATAGACGTTGCGGCTGAACAAGACGCAATTGATGATGCTCTTGCAATTTCATTAGCTAATCAAAATAATCAGGATACTTATACTCCCCATGAAGAAATCTATGGGCCTGGACAAGCTATTCCAGGTGTAACAGGATATGCATCTACTAATGTAGATCCAAATTCAGCTATTTGGGAATCATTACAAACTATGGATCCAGATACACTTGCATTCTTTGGATATACTCCAGGAAGCACAACTGTTCCGAATGAACTAATGTCAATGGTTGCTGAAGGAAGTTTTGTTAGTGGTAATGAAGCTGTTGAGACTGATGAGCCTTACACAACTACTTGGTCACAATTTGAAGACATGAGTCAACTGGCTGCTGCTGGAAATGAATATGCGCAGCAATGGTTAGCAGAAAATACTTTATTTCCTGGTGGTTTAGATGATTATTATGATGTTATGGGCAATCCTAATGTTATTAATATTCATCATGGAGAAGGAGGAGGACAACAATTTTTTGAAACAGATTATTACGACCCACGACAAGAGACATTTGATAAATTAAGATTTTTACAAGCTGGATTACCCCAAAGGGGAATGGAGCAGTCAGGATTTTTTGGAGAAATGACAGATCCCTATTCCGCTGATGTATCGGAAGCATTAAATAAAGGAATTTTTTCTGGAGCAATGAGACAAGGAGTATTCGACCCTAAAGGATTAAGGCGATTAATTACGAGTTTCGGCTCCGGTGTAACAAAACCACGCTATGCAAATATTGCAAGAGGTGGTATAGTCAGTTTAGTAGGAGAATAGAATGTTACAGTTATTAATTAAACCATTACTGGGCGTCGCCGGACAGGCGGTTTCCGGTTTCATAGAAACCAAGAAAGCGAAGGCCGAGAACAAGCTAACGGAAATAAAAGCTAATACTAAGTTGAAACAGCAACAGATCGCCGGCGAAGTATCGTGGGAAGCATCTGCTGTTGATCAAATGAAGGGGAGCTGGAAAGACGAATTCGTTTTGCTTGCCCTAATGATCCCCGCAATTTTAGTATTCATTCCTGGAATGACGGAGCACGTGGAACGAGGCTTTGAGGCACTTCATAAATTGCCGGATTATTATAAACATCTCTTGTATTTAAGCTGCAGTGTCAGCATGGGTGTGAGAATGGCTCCAGGTGTTAAAGGATTATTTAAGAAAAAATGATCACACCACAAAGATTAACAGCGTGGAGAATATTTCCGCGTCTATTAATTACATTGTATGGATTTTCTTTTTACAGGACTACAGAATGGTTCATGGCGCTACCTGACCCAACAAACGCACAGTCTGCCTTTGTTTCTGTCATTGTGGGCGCCGGAGCAGCGTGGTTTGGACTGTACGTAGGTGGAACGAGACAATCTAAACCAGAAAAGAAAGAACAGGCTTGATAAAATTTGAAATTTCGTGTATAATGCGCACGAATGAAAGACGAAACCACTGTTTACCTGATTCTAAAAAGGATTAGGGAGCGCAAGGAACAGTTAAAAACAGTTATCGCCAATGGCATTCACAGCTGGGATATGTATAATAAATCAGTTGGTGAATTCAAGGCCTATAACATAATGGAACAGGAAATACAGGACCTGCAGAAAAAAGAAGATGGAGATACCGAAACGTAAATTTGCCCTCGAAGAAAAAGATTTATCAATAGAGGCGGATAAAAATAACAAGGTGGCGGAAGACAAAGAGAACCGCTTTCTTAAAAAAATTCAAGCAGAAGCAACCGATAATATAAAACATCTACCTACCGATAAGGTGCTGGATCGTTTACCTGACCCCACAGGATGGAGGCTTCTTATTCTCCCGTACAAGGGACAAGGAAAGACAAAGGGTGGCATAATATTGTCCGATGAGACAATCGAGGAGAGGGGATATACAACCGTTACCGGTTTAGTCCTGAAAGTTGGACCTGATGCCTATAGAGATAAAGATAGATTTCCGGACGGACCGTGGTGCAAGAAAAATGACTGGATTATATTCGGTCGGTACGCCGGGTCCAGATTTGGAATAGAGGGTGGTGAAGTGAGGATACTTAATGATGACGAGATAATCGCCGTGGTAAAGGACCCGGAGGATATCTTGCAATACAGATAACAGGAGTAAAATATGCCTGCAGAAACCACTATACAGACACAATCAGAAGCGGACGCTAAAATGGTTGACCTTCCTGCAGAAGGGGAGTCTGTTGATGTTGAGATATCCGATAAAAAGGAAACAATCGTAGATACTTCCCCTAAAGAAGAAGTTAAGGAAAAGGAAGTAGTAGTTGAAGAAACAGCATCTTCAGAAGAAATGGAAGACTACGGGAAAAAAGTTCAATCCCGTATAGACAAGTTAACAAAGAGATTAAGAGAATCCGAAAGACGTGAAAAAGCCGCCATTGACTTTGCGCAAGGCGTTCAAGGTGAAGCTGAGCAATTAAGACAAAGGGCTGGAAGCTTGGACCGTGGATATATCGCTGAATATGAACAGCGCGTAAAAGCGGAAACTGAGGACACTAAGGCCAAGCTTAAAGTGGCCATGGACAATGGTGATGCGGATGCAGTTATAGCCGCACAACAGGATTTAGCAAGATTGGCGGTTGAATCGGAAAGGGCAAAAGCCACTGTTGCACAGCGTGAAAGAATGGCTAAAGCAGCGCAAAGTCCTGCTGCACAGCAATATCAGCAGCAACAGGCTCAACAACAGGCTCAACAGGCCCCACCACCTCCAGATCCACAGGCAGAGGACTGGGCTGAGAAAAATGAGTGGTTCGGGAAGGATGAACCTATGACCTTGACAGCGTTCTCGATTCATCGTAATCTAGTGCAAGAAGGTGTTGACCCTTCGACAAAAACATACTATAATGAATTAGATAAACGAATGAAGGATAATTTTCCTCATAAGTTTCAAAGTTCAACGCCGACTCAAACGGTTGCCTCTGTTAATAGAGGTGGACCCGTAACGGCGCGCAAAGGTACTGTGAGACTCACACCATCACAGGTAGCCATATCAAAAAAACTAGGTGTGCCGCTAAGCGAATATGCGAAGTACGTGAAGGAGTAGGCATATGATAGATAAAACAAAACAAACGCAAAAACTACCATCACGCGAGTCCGAAACCCGAGTTAAAACCGAACGAAGGAAACCGTGGACTCCACCATCACAACTAGACGCACCACCTGCGCCAGCCGGTTTTAAACACCGCTGGATAAGGGCTGAATCTGTAGGACAAATGGATCAAAAAAATGTATCCGCTAGACTACGCGAAGGATGGGAATTTGTCAGAGCTGACGAATATCCTGATGTTTCATGGCCCTCAATTGATACAGGTAGATATAACGGTGTTATAGCTGTTGGAGGTTTAATGCTAGCAAGGATTCCATTGGAAACCGTTAAGGAACGCGAAGCTCATTTTGCACAAGTAACGCAGGATAAAGACGACGCAATCGCAAACGATCCTTTGAAGGACCAACATCCTAGCATGCCGATCTCAAATGAGAGAAGCTCTCGCGTAACCTTTGGTGGCGGTAAGAAGAACTAGTTTTTCTCCCCATAAGTTACAAAATTTTATTACACCCATGAGGGGTGTGGTATAAACTTATATTACTATGAGGATAAAATCATGGCTAATGTTGACGCGGCCTTTGGGTATAGACCTATTGGGAAAGTTGGCAGTGGCGTTAATAACGCAGGGGTTACCCTGTACACTATCGGAGACAATTATGCGACATCCATTTTTAAGGGTGATCACGTAATGCAGGCTTCGGGTTTAGTAATTGCTGGAACAGCTTCCGGCTCTACTAATCTTGGTGTTTTTAACGGTTGCTTCTATATTGACCCAACTAGCAAAAAACCTACATGGTCCAATTATTACAGTCAAGTAAATGTAACCGCTTCAGGTTCCATTTCTGGCGGTACTACAATTGACGCGTATATCTATGATGATCCGTACACTCTTTTCGAGGCTCAATGTGATGGCACTATAGCTAAAACAGATATCGGTAAAAATACTGATTCTGTGCTTGGTACTTCTAGCACTGTTAATGGTCTGTCTGTGACAGAAATTGATAGTGGTTCTGAAAATACTACAGCTGGCTTGCAGGTCAAAATCATTGGGATTACAAAAGATCCAGAGAACGATGATGCTACAGCCGATAATGCTAACTGGTATGTCATGTGGAATGAACATGTCAAGTTTAGCTCGACTGGTATCACCGGAACGTAATAGTTAGGAGGAGATAAATGGCAATTTCAAGAATGCAATTGGTCAAAGAGCTCGAACCTGGCTTGAACGCTCTGTTCGGATTAGAGTATGACCGATACGAAAACCAGCACACAGAAATTTTCGATTCTGAAAGTTCTGATCGTGCATTCGAGGAAGAAGTAATGTTAGGTGGGTTTGGTAATGCAGAAGTAAAACCGGAGGGATCTGGTGTTGTCTATGAATCAGCACAAGAAACTTTCACTGCTCGCTACACTCACGAAACTATTGCTTTAGCTTTCTCATTAACTGAAGAAGCTGTAGAGGATAACCTTTACGACAAAATCAGCACTCGATACACAAAAGCATTGGCACGTTCAATGGCAAACACTAAGCAAATAAAAGCTGCTAACGTTCTTAACAGAGCGTTTAACAGTTCTTATCTTGGTGGTGACGATAAGGAGCTTTGCGCTACTGATCACACTACTATGGCTGGTGACCAAAAGAACGAATTGTCAACTGCTGCTGACTTGAACGAAACTTCGCTCGAGCAAGCAATGATCGATATTGCTGGTATGAAGGACGAAAGAGGAATGAAAATTGCTCTTCGTGGAATGAAAATGATCATTCCTGTAAATCTTCAATTTACAGCTGAAAGGTTGATGAAATCTGCAGGTAGAGTAGGAACTGCTGACAATGACATCAATGCAATCAAATCTATGGGAATGGTGCCACAAGGATATGTGGTTAACAATTTCTTAACTGATACTGATGCTTGGTTCTTGAAAACAGATGGCCCTAATGGACTTAAAATGTTCACTAGAGCCCCTATTAGAACTGCTATGGAAGGCGACTTCGATACTGGAAACGTTAGATATAAAGCAAGAGAAAGATACAGCTTCGGCTGGTCTGACTGGCGCGGAATATTTGGCTCTCCAGGAGCTTAATCAATTTAAGTGGGGGAAATAATTTCCCCCACTTATACCCTAGCATTAACTGTTATGTAGACTGGCTAGGCAGACGGTATAAAGACTACATGACAAAAGGTTTATACAACCAAGGAGAAAATTATGGCTAATACTAGCTTTGTGGGTCCAGTAAGATCCAAAAATAATTATAAATTATATAGTACTACTGCTTCAACAGGTGTTGAACATGATAGAACTATAAGTGATCCAGCGATGGATGCTAGAAGAGTTTATTTAGAAGAATGGTTTTTACAAAGACCAGGTCTTAATGCAAATATTGACCAAGCATCAACAGTTGAAGTTCAACGTGCGTTGAATAGAAACTGGGAAGCTCTTGGAACTAATATGACAACTGCATTATGTACATTTGCTACAACTTCAGCAGGAGTTTTAGCAACAACAGCAGGTGCAGACGAAGACCAAGCAATCTTAACACCTCACTTAGATACTGCGGCGACAGCATGGGCAGGAACTTTATGGGGAACTGAAAACTCTGTTAGTTTTGAAACATCAATTATGCTACCAGCACTTGATAACCAAAAAGTTTGGGCCGGCTTAAAGTTAACTAATGATCAATTAGTTGCAACTGATGCTAACCAAATATTCTTTAAGTTCCAAACAGATGCTACTAATAGTGAGGCATTTACTACTTTCGCTAACTGGCACGTAGTGCATAGTATCGCGAATACTGATTATATTAGTAGACTTCCAATTGCAGTTGCAGCTAATACACCTTATCACTTGAAAATTGAAATAGACAGTGATAGAAAAGCTACTGTTTTTGTTAATGGTGTGCAGTATAATCTTACTGGCACGTCAGGAAGTACAGGTGGTACTGCGGTAACAGCGGTTCAACCAGGTGTTGCAGCTACTAAATCTGCGGCTTTAACTGATGATATTGATTTAATTCCATACATTGGTATTGAAGCAGGTGATGGCGCGGCAGAAGCGGTAAACGTACATTACGTTGCTTGTAGTAGAAACGTATACGAATAATAAACTTTAATGGAGCGGGGGTGAAAACCCCCTCTCTCCAACAGGAGGAAAAATGGCAGACGCAGTAACAAGTCAAACACTAGCAGACGGCGATAAAATTGCTGTCGTAAAATTTACAAACTTATCAGATGGTTCTGGAGAAAGTTCAGTTAAAAAAGTTGATGTTTCAGCTTTAGCGGTTAACTCAGCAGGAGCAGCATGTGCTCATGCTACAATTAATCAAATTTGGTATGATATTGGTGGTATGCGTGTAGCTCTAGAATGGAATGCAACAACAAATGTTGTAGCAGCAGTTTTAGGTGGAAGCGCAGCAGCAGGTAATGTTTCGGGACATATGGATTTTAGATCATTCGGTGGTGTTAAAAATACATTAGCATCCGGATATGATGGTGATATTGATTTAACAACAAGTGGTCACACTAATTTAGATCACTATACTATTGTATTAGAACTATCTAAAAATTATTAAGGGGTTTAAATGGCTTATTCAGGCACACAAACCTTTAATTTATCAATAGAGGAAATAATCCAGGAAGCTCATGAGCGATGTCAATTGGAAGTTCGCGAAGGTTATGATTTAAAATCAGCCAAGCGTTCTTTAAACTTGATGTTTTCAGAATGGGCTAATCGTGGATTAAATCTATGGACTATTGAGTATGCTACGCAGACATTAACAGCTGGTACAAACTTTTATTCAATTGATCAAAAGGTAGTAGATATAGTAGATATGGCGATTACAACTACTACTAATGCTACATCTAATCTAGAAGGTGATAGTAATACAACAGATGTTGCCATGAATAGAATTTCTAGAACTGAATATATGAATTTGGCCAAGAAAGAGAATTCATCTGGTGGGGATGCTAGACCCACACAATTTGCTTTAATTCCAGGGCAAGTAACTGTTGGGGGATCTTCTTCAACTGGAAGACCTGAAAATGATATGACGTTGTTTTTATATCCAAGTCCAGATAAGGCATATATATTAAAATATTTTTATATGGGAAGGATACAAGATGCGGGGGATTATACTAATAATCCCGATGTACCTTTTTATTTCTTACCATGTTTGACTGCGGGTTTAGCTTATTATATAAGCTTAAAAAAAGCACCAAGATTAAGTCCAATCTTAAAATCGGTGTATGACGAAGAATTTGAACGTGCTGCTGATACTGACCGAGAACGAACATCGTTTAGAGTTGAGCCAGCAGTATCTTATAGACCGTAGGAGGAAATATGGTAAAATGTGAAAAATGTGGTTGTGATTGCGATTGTAAAGACAATTGTCAATGCACAAACTGCGAATGCAAAAAGGAGGAAAAATGAGTAATTCAAATTGGAACAAAGATTCTAACGCCGGAAGAAGTTCTAAAGGTGGAGTAAAAGGAAACTGGAGTGATAGGGGAACTATCTCAATTCCTGATGCTAGCCCCAAGGAAAAAGAAAAAGCTGTTTCTATTGCTGTAGGTACTGTTAAAGGTACTGTACAAGGAATGGGTGCGGCTACTAAAGGTGGTAAGTATAGTTGGGTTGGACCTAAAGATTCTAAATGGTAGGGTAGATGGCTTACGCTAAAGGAAAATACGCTAAATTTATTTCTGATCGTAGTGGAATGGCATTCCCCTATAATGAAATGGTAAAGGAATGGAATGGTGCAAGAGTTCATAAAAGTGAATTTGAACCAAAAACGGCGCAAGATAAACCGAATAAGCATAAAGCTGATACAGAAGCATTGCAATTTGCAAGGCCAGCTAGAACAGAAAGTGCAGTTGCTACACTACTACCCCGTAATCCTTTCAGATTTACAGCTAGTAGCGCAACAGTATCAGTGTTCGAACCTGATCATGGAAGATCTACCAGCGACACGGTAAGATTTAGGGATGTTACTGGAGTCTTATTTGGAGCTTCCGTGACTGAGTTGGAAGATGAGGATGGGTACAGTATAACAAAAACAGATGATGATTTTTATACTTTTTCGGTGTCAACAGCGCCAGGAACAACAGGAAACGGTGGTGGAGGATATTCCTCTGCTGGACCAGCAACATTGAGTAACTAATGACAACATACGCAGAATTAACAACACAGATTATAAATTATACTGAAACAAGTACAGATGTACTATCTTCAACTATTACAGATGATTTTATTGAGCATACTGAAAACAGGATATTAAGGGATGTTGATATTGATGCGTTTAGATCATACCAATATGCGACTGTAACAGCGGATAGTCCTTTTGTGTCATTACCTGGTGGTTCTTCACCGGATCCAACATCACTTGCCACAATCAGAACAGTACATATTTGGCCTGCTTCCGGTACGGCAACTAGGACATTCTTGGAGCAAAAAGATGTTTCTTACATGAATGAATATTGGCCCAATAGAACATCCACTAGCACGCCAAAATACTGGGCATGGTGGGATCATAACACAATTTACCTTGCGCCAACACCGGATTCAGCTTATAATATAGAAGTAGGTATTACCAGACTATCAACAAGACTTTCCAGTAGTAATACAACTACATGGTTGGGCAACAACGCTCCATCAGCATTATTATATGGATGTCTTGCAGAAGCCTTCAAATTCTTGAAGGGACCAGCTGAAATGCTGCAATTATATGAACAATCATATCAACGTGCTATTCAAGGATTGGCTATTGAACAATCTGGAAAGCATCGAAGAGATGAATATATGCAAGGGGAATTAAGGATTCCTTTGCAACAAGAACAGAAATCCACAGGAGGATAGAACATGGCAATAACCCAAGCTGTTTGTACCAGTTTTAAGCAGGAAATACTTGTCGAAGGACATGACTTTACGGCTACAACTGGCGACACTTTTAAAATTGCATTGTATTCAAGTTCAGCTACTTTAACCGCTTCAACAACTGCTTATTCAAGTTCAAATGAAGTTTCCGCTTCAGGAACTTATACTGCTGGTGGTGGATCACTAACAAGTGTGACACCAACTACTTCAGGAACAACTGCTCTTTGTGATTTTTCTGATATATCATTTACATCAGCAACAATTACAGCAAGAGCAGGCTTAATTTATAACAGTAGCAATTCTAATAAAGCAGTATGCGTATTGGACTTTGGTGGCGATAAGACGTCAACAAGCGGAACGTTTACAATTCAATTCCCAGCAGCAGATTCAAGTAATGCTATTTTGCGGTTGGCATAGGAGATAAAATATGGCTTTAAAGCTAAATGATAGAGTCAAGGAAACTTCGACAACAACCGGAACAGGTACGCTTAATTTAAGTGGCGCCGTCTCGGGATTCGAGACATTTGTTGCGGGTATTGCTGATGGTAACACAACATACTATGCTATTGTCAATCGTGACGAAGACGAATGGGAAACTGGTCTTGGAACCGTAACCGATGCGTCTACGGATACACTTGCAAGAACAACAGTTATTTCAAGTTCAAACAGTGATAGTGCTGTTGATTTTAGTGCTGGCACGAAGGACGTATTTTGCACCTTGCCTGCAAGTAAAGTATCATTTCTCGATGCAAGCAATGATTTAATTCTTGGAACAGGTGCGGCAGGAGTTGACTATTCTCTAAAATTTGATGGCGAAACAAGTGATGGTGTCATTACATGGATGGAAGATGAAGATTCTTTCAAAGTGGAAGATGATCTCGTCATGGACAGTTCAAAAAGACTGTATCTTTATGATGAGGGTGGAGAATATATTTATGGTGACGGAACAGATTTATATTTAACTTCCGGAGCTGATATAAACATACCTGCCAATATCGGCATGACCTTTGGTAATGACGGAGAGAAAATAGAAGGTGATGGCACTGATTTAACTATCAGTGGAAATAATATTAATTTAACAGCTACGGCTGATGTTGTTATTCCTGCCGATGTAGGAATTACATTTGGCACGGGTGAAAAAATTGAAGGCAATAGCACAGATTTAACAGTAACCTCTGGTGCTGATATTAACTTGACAGCAACAGCAGACGTTAATATTCCATCAGGCGTTGGAGTAACATTTGGCAATGACGGGGAAAAAATAGAAGGCGATGGCACTGATTTAACGATCGCTGGTAATAATATTAACTTAACAGCCGTTGCAGACGTTGTCATTCCAGCAGATGTTGGTATTACATTTGGCAGTGGTGAAAAGATTGAAGGAAATAATACAGATTTAACAGTAACCTCTGGCGCTGATATTAACTTGACAGCAACTTCGGATGTGAACATACCATCTGGCGTTGGAGTAACATTCGGTAATGATGGAGAGAAAATAGAAGGTGATGGTACAGATTTAACAATTGCTGGTAATAATATTAATTTAACAGCCGTTGCGGATGTTAACATTCCATCAGGCGTTGGAGTTACATTTGCTACAACAGAAAAAATTGAATCAGACGGAACAGACTTGTCAATTACGGTTGGCAGTGGTGGTGACATTAACATTGGATCAGACATCGGTTTAACATTCGGCAATGACGGTGAAAAGATTGAAGGGGACGGAACGGATTTAACTATAACCGGAAATAACATCAAGCTTACAGCTACGGCTGATGTTGTTATTCCTGCCGATGTGGGAATTACTTTTGGAACAGGCGAAAAAATTGAAGGAAATAATACAGATTTAACCATTACATCCGGTGCGGACATTGCGCTAACGGCCACTTCGGACATCAATGTTCCATCAGGCGTTGGAATGACTTTCGGTGATGATGGAGAGAAGATCGAAGGCGATGGAACGGATTTAACAATTCTTTCAAGTGGCGTTCTTAATCTTGCGGCAGGTGGAACGACAAACCAGGTCAAGGTAACGGACGGAGCAATTGTACCAATCGCGGATGATGACATAGATTTGGGAACTGCATCTTTACAGTTTAAGGACGCTTACATTGACGGTACACTGGAAGCGGATGCAATAACAATAGGTGGTACGGCAGTCACGGCGGGTGGAGCAAGTAAAGGCTTTGCCATTGCTGTTGCGATCGCGCTGTGATATAAGGAGGAAATATGGCACAAGATTTTGAATCAACTGGAATACTGGTAACAAATAGCGAAACAACTATTTATACCTCTAATTCAGATGACGCTATCGTTGGGCTTAGACTGGCTAATATTCTTACAACTGCAATAACAATGGATGTTTACATTGACTTGGCAGGTGCGGGAACGAACTTTTATATTTGTAAAAATTTAAGCATTCCACCGGCAAGTTCAGTAGAACTGGTTCAGGGTGGAGCTAAAATGGTTATACAAAGTACGGATGTAGTTTACGGTCTTTGCGGAACAGCGAATGGCTGTCACGTTTGGATTAGTCTGGTTGACGCAATCAGTTAATAGGAGGAATTATGAATGATACAGTTGGAGGCCCTATTTACATAGGTGGGGACGCTGCTGCGGATGAATTTATTGATGACCATGCGGCTACAATGGATGTAACGCAGGTTATTGAATCTGCTGTTCTAGCAGGGCCAGTAACATTTACAGGAACAATAACGGTGGAAGGTAACTTGGTAATAGTATAATGGGTACAGTACAGATAGACGGCTCAACGCCAAAAATAACAGTAGGAAATGCAACCGCAGAGGATGCATTAATTGTCTTTGACGGTAATGCACAGGATTTTTATATAGGTCTTGATGACTCTGCTGACGATTTGGTTATTGGATTAGGTAGTGCTGCAGGTACTACACCTGCTATATCTATCAATGAAGACAGAGATGTAACCATATCAGATGGGGCAATTGATTTTGATGTTGCTTCTCACGATACATCCAATGGACTTAAATTAGGTGGCACATTAGTCACAGCGACTGCCGCTGAATTGAACATCATGGATGGAGTTACGGCAACTGCGGCTGAAATAAACTTAATAGACGGTGGAACTGCAAGAGGAACTACAGCAATTGCAGATGGTGACGGTGTTCTCATTAATGATGCAGGCACCATGCGAATGACTACTGTTCAAACTCTTGCAACATATATTGGAGGCTCTGACCCTGCTTCTGCCGATGGTGACACTTTAGGTACAGCTTCTTTAGAATGGTCTGATTTATATCTTGCGGATAGTTCAGTAATATATTTTGGCAATGACCAAGACACAACCCTTACACATACAGACGGAACGGGTCTGACATTAAATTCAACCAACAAACTTTGTTTTAATGATGCTAGTCAATTTATACAAGGGGCTAGTGCTACTGTTTTAGACATTGCCGCAACAGATGAAATAGAACTTACGGCAACACTATTGGATGTTAATGCAAATTTAGATGTATCTGGTACATCATTACTTCCAACACTGGGAGTTATAAATGAAAAAGATTTGGGCATAGGTCTTCATATCAAGGAAGGTGACAGTGGAGCTAGTGTGCACGCTGATTCTGACCATTTAGTAATAGAAGCTAGTGGTAACTGTGGTATATCTATTTTAGGCGGTACAAGTTCTGATTGTTCAATTGTTTTTGGTGATTCCGGTGACAATGACATTAATAAAATGATGGTTGCTCACGGTACTAATTCTTTTATGTTTTATACTGCCGCAGAAGAGCACGTCAGGTTTCAAGGCAGTACACAAAAAGTAATGCTTAATTATGGAGAAACGTCTGTAACAGGTAATGTTGCTTTTGATGTTGCAGGACAAGCAAGTGCAACTACAATGGCTTTGAAACACAAAGATGCATCTGGTGGCACTGGTATTGCATTTACTGATGGTGATAATCAAGCCTGCGGAAATATCGCAATAGACGGAGATGGAAATGCTGTGGCTTACAACACTTCATCTGATTATAGGCTTAAAGAAAATGTAAATTATGATTTTGATGCAACTACTGAACTAAAAAAATTAAAACCTGCAAAATTTAACTGGAAAAATAATCCAAGTCTTACTATTGAAGGGTTCTTGGCACACGAAGTTTCCAGTGTAGTGCCTTTGGCTGTAACGGGAAGCAAGGATGCGACAGAAACAAGACAAGATGTTGTTATTGGTAAAAGTGGCAATATATGGAAATATGGTATTCTAGAAGAAGAACATACAGCATTAAAAAATAAAGTTGGAGCTGATGATGAAATGAAAGAATCTACTTGGTATGCGGAAAAGGAAATACCTGTGTATCAGGTGATTGATCAGTCAAAGCTCATTCCAATTATGGTTAAAACGATACAGGAACTAGAAGCAAGACTTAAAACATTAGAGGACGCATAGGAGACTGAATGTTCACAATAGACAAAAAGGAATACGATGAAACAAAACTGGATGCCAAGGGAAAGATTGCCCTTAACAACGTCACTGTTTTGCTCAACGAGAAGAATGACCTGATGCACAGGTTGGAAAAGAACAGGATACTTTCTGAACACTATTCGGAAGTGTTGAAGAAGAACCTGCCAAAATCAAACGGGGAGGATAAATAGCCATGGCTAGCGAAATTAAGGTCGACACCATATCGGAAAAAACATCGGCGGGCGGTGTTACCATTGACGGTCTTTTAATCAAGGATGGTGGCATTAGTGGTGACGTTTCCTTGATTGGAACTACGCCAACATTTACCATCGGTGATGCGGGAGCGGAAGACGCAGCATTGGTTTTTGACGGAAACGCCAAGGATTTTTATATTGCCCTCGATGATTCAGCGGACAAACTCGTTATAGGAGAAGGATCCACGGTTGGAACAAATTCTATTTTAACCATTACTGACGATTCAGTTACCATAGGTGACGCCGCGGCCGTTGATACTAAAATAGTCTTCGATGGCAACGCACAGGATTTTTATATTGCCCTCGATGATTCAGCCGATGACTTGTTAATAGGTCTAGGCTCAACAGTGGGCACAACACCTGCAATATCAATTGATAGCGATTTAAAAGTTAACATTCCGGTCACTACAGCCTCTTCCAGCACTTCCACGGGAAGTCTGATAACAGGCGGAGGAATGGGAGTGGGTGCTGACCTGTATATAGGAGATGACGCTTATTTAATAACCGATTCAGCAGTTTTAGGATTTGGAGCTGACAAGGATACGACACTGACACACACGGATGGTACGGGATTAACTTTAAACTCAACAAATAAATTATGTTTTAACGATGCCTCACAATTT